GAGAGCTTTAGCAAACTGCTCACCAGTGCCCTGAGCAATCGAGTCCGCCTTGATCAACAGATCAGAGATGTGCTCAATGGACTGACCGCTGCCCTTGAGAGCATTAAACACACTGGTCAAAGTCTCAGCCGCAGTGCTAATCTTCATCACACCATCAGCACTGGCAGTGAAAGCAAATTTCACAACAGCGGGCATGTCTTTCAACGCGTCTTCAGTGTCGCGGCCAGCTGAGGCCAGAGTGTAGAAGCCGTGAGCAATCTCGGTTGCAGAGATGCCGTACTGGACAGCCAAGTCTTTGGCTACCCTAGTCATCTCACTTTTCTGGAACTCTGTGACATCCTTCATGATGGACAACGATTTATTCATCGCGTCATCAAATGCGGCAAACTGCTTGATTGCTTCATACCCCGCAATAACAGCAACACCACCCGCAATCAGACCGCTTGCACCAGAGCCCACAGTAGGCGACACACCACCAGGGCCAGCGCGTAGGCCCAAACGCACGGGAATGGAGTCAGCAGCTTCAGCTTCTTTGCGGATAGCCGCCGCCCTCATCTCCGCTTCAGCCTCTTGGTTGTAGCGTAGGATGCGTGCTTTCACCGCAGCGTCAACCGCTTCAGTCTGCATGGCTTCTGCACGGGCTGTGCCAGCTGCTACTTCATTTGCAAAGGCTACACGGGCATTAGCTAACTCTTCCTCAATCGCAGCGGCCCTAGCTTCCCCAGCCGCCATCTGATTAGCAGATAGTATCCTTGCATCTGCCGTAGCCTGATCAATGGCAGCCGCTTGAGCAGATGCCTGGGCCTCCTGATTGAACCGTAAAATCCTAGCTTCACTGGCAGCTTTCTCAGCAATAGCCACTTCTTTCATCACGGCTAAGCGCTTAGCTTCATTGGATGAGATCTGCGCCTCAATCTCATTCATTGCTGCCGCTGCCCGAGCCTCACCCTCAACCATGTCGTTGACAGCGACATTGAGGCCTAGCAGAGATGCCTTAGCGGATTGCCCACTAATCATCATCTGAGTGAGAGCCTCCGCTACGACAGTTGCACCAGTGGCAGCTTGGCCCAGACTGACTCCCATCTGGGTAGCGGTGGCGTCAATAGACTGTTGGATAGACTTGAGGCTTACAATCGCATCACCGGCAAAGCCCTGGATAAGCGCCTTGACAGATACCACCTCATCTGCAAGCGGGGAGGCATCCAGCCCAAGAGTAGCGAAGAGATCAGCTACAGAACCAGTGGTGCTACGGTTTGGCATTGTGTATCTTCCTCTTCCTTAGTTTACGGGCTTTGTTAGCACTTACGCCCTTCAAGGCAGACTTGAGATCTTTCCAATCTCCACCTGCCCCGCGATCGGGATCAAGTGTAATTATTACGCTTTTCTTCTGTGGCGGATACTGCTGGAGGAGTAAGTCATCAGCATTGAACGCCTTATCTGTTGCGTTCTGCCTAGCCTTATTTAACTGGTAGGAAGCAAGCTGAGCCGGAAAGAAGTCACGACGGCGGTCCCACTGATTGATACGCACATCATAAAGGGCTGTGACCTTGGCTAGGGATGACTTCCAGAACTCTTCAGAAGACAGCCCCAAACACCGAGCCACAGCCCAGTACTGTAACCACGACTTGTTTGAGGCTAGAGAGGGTCCTCTCCCTCTCTTACTTCCTGCTTCTCCCGCACACCCTCAATCTGTACGTCCGACATGTCGGGCAGGAATAAGTCAAGCGCGACCTTGAGACACTCAAGGACGTAAGCGTAATGACGATAGCCGAACAGCTTATCTACGGCCTCTTGCGTCAGATCAGGCTGGTGTTCAATCAAGGACCAGTACAGCAAAGCCCCAAGTATCTCGGGGTCCTGCACCTCCTTAATCCCGAACCCAGCCGATAACAGGTTGTAACCAGTGTCCTTGAGGATTCCCTTAACCGCGAAGTTGTTAAGCTCCATGGTATAGATCTTGCCCTTCAGGTTAATGGTCGTGAGCGGATCGAGTTGAAACGTCTCTGCAATCCGCTCCTTCCGCAGTGCCGCCGCTTCTTTGCTGCTAACAACTCTTACCGTCTCTCCGTCAATAGCCCTCACCATACACTCTCCTTTTTACGACCAGTTAGGCTGGCCAGTGACCTTGAGTGTACCAGATGCCATCAGGATGGTTCCGATGTCAGCCTTAGGGCTGATCGTTTGCACGTAGGTGGCATAGTCCACCGTGTTGTCGGAGTCATCCGGAAAGATGGTCTGGAAGTTGGTAAGCGTACGAGCATAGCTGTTAGTCCGCAACTCGATATGAATCTCGTTGGACGGCCTCCAGTTACAATCGAACGCCACGTTATCCCCGTCAGCCAAGCCGGGGATGAACTCCCGAAAGAAGCCTACGGAATCGTGACTGGTCGCATCCAGCAAGTCAAACTTGATGGACGGGCCAGACAGTTTGGTCACTTCGGGGACTGTGGTGAATTGCTCCGGTGAAGTGCCATCACCAATCTTTAGAAGTGTGCCGTTTGCGATAATCGCGATTGTTGCCATTGTCTGCTCCTTAGTAGTCGGGCTCGTCGTACTCACGAGCTTCCCCTACTGGTTTTGGATTCTGACCTGGGAAGGCCCAGGGGTGACTATCCTCCGCTTGATGCTTGGTCATCTTTGACATCCACAAAGTGGAATACTGGCAGTAGATGCACATGTAATGCTTGCGATCCTTCCACTTGCCAATCTTGTAGCCCCGGAGCTTCTCCAGGTCTTCCTCAGTCGGCGTTATGATTAAGTTTGGGCTTGACATACCATTCTGCCTTAGGTAACTGCTGTCCTTCCAACAACTTAAGTATAACAGGGTCCAGTCCTAGCTTCCGCCACTTCTGTACCAAATAGGACTTTCGAGTAACAAACATCCTATCCAAGTTGATACCCTGGGCCTCAAGCTCAGGCCAAGAGGAGTGTAGTGCACGATGTAGATAGCGCATCCCTCCGAAATAGCGATTCTTATAACCAGCTGCCCTAATCTGGTAGTGGAGATCATCATCCTCATACCCCCAGCCTGGGCCGCCAAAGGGACCGCCCTCATCGAACCTCACACCCTTATGGAACAGCTCAGTGCGGAACAGGCCGTATTGAGTCCAGGCGCACCGGATATCATCACGGGTACGAGACTCAGGTATCTCTATCAGATTGGTGGCGCATTCGTGCCGCTTGTCCGAGAAGTTAGCCGAGTAGGCACCGATCACCCCTAGATCAGAGTGACACTCCAGATACCGCATCATCGTGTAAGACGATAGCGGAACTATCTCAATGTCACCATCCATGAATAGGGTGTACTTGGAACCCTGTATCTTGGCAAAGTCGATGATTACATTGCGGGCTGTGCAGTTGCCCATATTGCGCGGCAAGTCGCACAGATGTAGATAGTGGGGCAGCTTGCCATTGAAGGATGCGCGTATGGCCTCCATAGTGCCGTCAGTTGACCCATTGTCAACCACACAGATCATGGGGAAGTTACCAAGCTGGATAAGCCTCTCAGCCTCAGCAACCAGGGCTTGCACACCCTCCACACTGATATCGCGGGTGTTCCAGCAAAGGTACCCAAGTGTAATTATTACGCTTTTGGTGCCCTCCCCATTGACTCTGGAGATGTACTCCTGGATCTCACCCTTATACTCTGTGGGTATGCCATGGCCCTTAGCCTGACAGTGAGCCCTCATCTTGACACCTGCACCAGCGCCCAGAGTGTCATAGGGACAGTCAATGCACTGACAGTGATTGAGGCCCTTACGATTGCGGGTATTCCAGGTATAGTCTAATGTGCTCTGCATTATCCCCATGTGACCATAACCCTTGTTACTCCCTGATGAAGAGAACGTACACCATCATGCAGCATAGAATCAACCACAGGATTAACTCCCTGGATGACCCTCGAACCCGCTGTGCCCGAGAAGCCACACAGGTAAAGCTTAGCGGAATCACGCACCGTACCAGCACTTTCAAAGTCCTTAGCCCATACATTAACTTGTATGATTGTCTGCTGGACCCCACTGAGCCCAGTCAAATGTTCCACCTCTTTAACCGTGATCTCCTGCACGGTAACGTAGGGGAAGGTAGCGGAAGGAGGCAGGGGCACTGGCGAGATTCCACCCAGGCTAGACGTGAAGTGGCCTTTTAGGAGTTGTATCACCTCAGCTACAAAAGTGTTCACGCCAGTAGCCCCCTGATCAAAGCTGCTATCCCCGCATGGACATCAGCCCTGATTTGTCGATCATTACCGAAGATAGCGTTACTGATAGCCCCTTGACCCTTGCCTGTGGGAGAGCCATTGAATTCGATGAATGGGGCATAATCTTTCTTGGATTCATTGTCAGGGTGAGCTATCAGCTTCTCACCGCCAACCTGAAGCACAGCGCGGGCATGAGTAGGGCCTATCTCCGAGATGGCCACCTCCATAGTAGACAAGCTAGCACCTGTAAGCACCGGCCACTCTGCACGGGCATCCTGTAGAGCGGGTTGTAGCGCCTCATACAGAATGTTGGCAATGGCCTCTCCATTGATCCCAGCAGCAAGCTTAGTCAGGCCAAACGTATTGACCTGGAGTCCAACCTGATCCCCAGCAGCCCTTGAACGCCGACCTGTAGTAACGCGAACACTAGCCATTAGGGTGTGATTAACTCCAGGTGTAGGCGAGTGCTGAAGTGGCAGCTGTCAGGCTCCACGCCCACAATCTTGTAGTTGGTGCCGTCAATCAAGGCGTACATGTCATTGACGATAGTCGGCTGGTAGCTATTCAGCTTGCAGTTACGCCGCTTGAGATCCTGTGTCACAGCCTGTTCACGTATCTGAGTGTCATCGGGCCTCAGCACAATGAAGGGTGCCATACGAGCCTCAAGATCGATCATTCCAGCCACAGAAGTAAAACCTGTGATGACCGGCTGGTTCGCAGCATTGACAGAGACTGTGGCCGTACGAATAGTAACCCGTGACGGCCACATCTCAGGTATCGCTATGCGCAAGCGAGAGTCAAGGATCTGTCTCACAGGTCAGCCCTCTCCCAGTCCTTGAACACTTTCTCACACCAGCTGGGCGTATCGTAGACAAGCTCAGCCATATCAAATACAGACTCGTCAAGCACCAGATCACGCATAGCCTTGGCAGCTGCGCGCATCTCTTTAGCCATCGCTGGACCATCCGTCTGCAAGTCCAGGATCTTGATCTTTTTGAGGATCAGGATCATATTGACCGCCATAGCATCTAGACAGTCAGCAGCAATAAGCTTGGTGTCACCAATGTTGCCGTCCACATCAGTGTTGGCATCGATGATGTCTTGAATCGTGGAGTCAAGCAGAATAACCTGATCGTACCGGAATACGTAAATACCCGCTGAGGCACCACTGCCAAAGAGGATACGGCCATTCTGCGCATCGGTGAGGGTAAATGATGGAGCCGAGCCGCTTGGAGGTGTAATTATTACGCTTCCAGCGACCACGGGGAAGTACGTGGTTTGGAACGTCAGCTGCCCCGCAACCGCAGTGATATTACTCGTTTGGAAGAGGGGCTGATCCTGTATTAAGGAGCGTATCTGAGTGATGAGAGACATTAGCGCTTCCGATTGATCACTGGTTCTTTGACGCGGGTTTCCTCAAACGATCGAAGGTCAGGTGTCTTGGGTTGCGTGCTGCTGATCATCACATCCTTTATCTCGTTAAGGATCTTGACTACAGCACGCAATTCCTCAACAGCTGCCGCCATGAAGTGGTCTGAAGTCGTTTCCGGCCTCAGACCCTGGTCAGGTGCAGCCATAGACTAGGCACCGATGGAGGCTACAGCCATCTTGGGATCAACCTGAGTTGCCCCAAAGATGTGCCGCATCTTGTAGTTGATATCGTCGTTGTCGAAGTTGCCTTCAAGAGGAGACGATGCGCCGCCGCCGATCATCATTGCGTCGGGGTCCTTAACAAACAGCTGAGGCGAACGCCGTCCACGCATGAAAGCGAAGACGAAAGCGGGCCTCTGGGTTGCATCATTGGGATTAGCAATGAGAAACCAAGGGTTGGAGGCGCAAGAGCTAGCCACGTACGGGATATACGGGTTAACTGCCAGCGACACACGGCCCTTCATCCAGTTCTCCGTATACAGGAACTGGTCCGTATCTCCACCACCACCAGCCGCATTGACGCGGATCTGAGTAGCGTTGAGAATGTTGCGGGCGGTGATCTCGTCGTTGGGGGTGACCAACAGAGTAACCGCAGTGATCATGATCGGCTGGCCGTCCACGTCAGTCTGAGCCGCCAGAAGCTTGTAAGCTGCCTGGAGATTCTTGATCGTGAGAGCGCCACTCGCCAAATTGCCGTTACCACTGGAGAAGAATGTGGCATCCGGACCGTTCACATCACAGAGCTTGGAGGTAGCCAAGTACTCCTCAGAACGGCGGGCACCAGTGGCCATCAGGACTGGACGCTGGTTGAAGGCGTTCAAGTCGTCCTGGATAACCATCTCAAAGGAGATCCCATAGCGCTGGCCATACTTGAGTACGGATACGCTGTAATGACCTTCCTGGAAGGTGATCTCCGAATAGGGCTCGTGCTCCTTCACCTGAGGGAGGATACCCTGACCACCGTCGATGGTGTAGAGGTTCAAGGCGCGGAAGTCCTTGACATCCACAACACGCATCCACGAGGGGTACGTCACCGGCCAAGGCGTGTAATTGCCCAGGAGTTGACGATACAGAAGATCCCCGAACAACAGAGGGAAATCATCCGTGCCCATCGCTTCTTGCAAATGCCATTCGGGGATGTTGCCCTGTTTGACACCGGCGATGATGTTGGCGAGAAGTGCGGTGCTCCGCATTCCTTCCCTTGAGCGCAGACGGATTGCACGTTCCGAGCGCGATATCCCCTCGTGCGCGTTGACGGAGGGATTGTTTCCGGTGGCCTTGACAACCTGGAACGATTTCTTCAGGTTGGCTACGTCAGAGGCCACGACTTTCATACGGTCAGCTAATAGCATGATGGCTCCTTAGTACCCCACCTGGACGTTAATACGGGTTGTGGTGGCACCCGACGCGACCATCTGCACTCCCGAATCACCAGCAGCGTAGCCGAAGCGTACGCCACCAGCCCGCTTACTCACCGGGGGTGTTTTGGCTTGGTCGAAGTAGAGGATATCTCCACCGTTTACGGCCACGTTGGCATCTGCGCCCGACGTGCCGCTGGAATCAACGCCGCCAACGAGCAGCTCAAAGATTCCGTCAACTTGCATCCGAGTCTTGCCGCCAGTGTCTGCGTCATCGAGAGCAACTCCAGGTTTGGAGCCGCAGACTACGGGATCACCGGAAATCGCGTGATTGCTGGTGCGGCTGGCGGTTTGCGCAATGACCTTCACGTTAGGCCATACGTTGTTGGTGCCAGCGTATTTTCGATTCGTTGCCATTCGTTTGTGCCTCCAAAAGCGTAATTATTACACTTCGGGGCTTAGTACTGCCCCGTTGCGTACTTCAAACCAGCTTCCGAGACACCCAGCGCTTTCAAGTCATTCTCGAAACGCTTGTCCTCTTCAGCTTCCTTGGCCTTGTTGCGACCGCCCTCGTGAACCCCAAGGTGCTGTTCACCCATCCCAGTTACCGCACCGGCAGACTCGCCAACATCCACGAGATCATCCGCCACTGCTTTGGCCCACACCAGATCGACTTTGCCATCGACCATTTTGGGGGACTCGCACACCCGCTCAAGCAATGAGGGCTTGATGGTGAAACCAGCCTCCCGCACAATTGCACCCACAGCCGCCATCCCAAGGATGCGGTTCTGAGTGGATTCATAGACCCGATTACGCGCTTCTGATGCTGCCAGACTATCGCGCAGGGTCTGAATTTCCTGGTCCGTCAATGCTGCCATCGTCGTGTTCTCCTTTACTACCGTCGTTGGGGCACTGCCCCGCTGCGATTCTGTAACCGGGACAATTGGGGCACCGCCCGCTCCTGCCTTGGTCACATAGTCTACTGAGTAAGCCCGTGTGAAAGCTTCCGCAATAAGTCCTGTACGGCCTCCCACACTGCCCTCATTGGCCTTAATGGCGGCATTGATAGACACGCCAATGTAAGGACCTTTTTCCTTGATCTGCTCCGAGTGGTCAGAGAACAGCAGGGCATCCCCATAGAGCCCCGCACCCTTGGGACCGTTCTCATTCCAGTAGGCATCACCATTCAAGACACTGGCGAGCGAGTTGAGATCACCCTCAGGCCGATCAGCCTCCTCCGCTTCAGTAGCATGATTGATAAACATCTGGGTGCCCTTCTTGAACGCCTTAGGCCCCGTGTTCATGATCATCTCTTTGGAGTAGTAGGCGCAAGAGCCCCACCCAGGCTTGATGATGCAGACAGGGATAGTGGTCTTGCCAGCCTCATAGACGCGGAATCCGCCCTTGGCCTGGGCTTCACCAGTCTCCGTAACGGGCCAGCAGAATTCAACGCTCTCCCTGACCACTTTGGACCCATCGTCAAGCGTAATTATTACACTTTCCTGCCCGCCAAGAGCTTTATACCAGCCCTCATTCTCTTCCAGACTTGAGTCAGGCGCATCCATAAGAACGCGCATAGACTCCTTTTCACTGGCGGAGGAGACATAGGCAACGTGAACCTTCTTAGCATCCCCAACTGTGACGGCTGGGTCACTTCCAGCAGCACCTTGAGTAACTGTATATTTTCTCTTGTAGTTTTGGCCCCCGTGACTGTACACCACATGCTGCGGAAACACGTCACTAACCCATGGACCAGAGCTATCATAAGTGTTGCTCACCCCGTGAGCGGACATGAGGGCCGTGCGTAAGTGGCCTCTGAGCGCATCGTGCGATTGATTCATGGGCAAAGCCGCTTCAGCCGTCTTGTAGATCTTTCGGCTTATATCAGCCACGTCCACCTTTGCTTTGTAAAAGGGAAGCATACAATCCTTTGTACCACGCGGGACTATCGTTTAGCCCCGGCTAATGGACTTCCAGAAGGCTTAGGAGTCACCTTGGGAACAGGTTTAGATGCTGTTTTCATTGCAGCATCCGCAGATTTGAGAGCCGCATCGCCAATATCCGCCTTGCCCTGAGCCACTAAATGCTCGTCATCAACTCTGTCGGCAGGATCAGCAAAGCCCTGCAATACAGGCTCAGGATACATCAAATCGGTGATTCTCTCCGCATTCTCTTGTCCGAGGGCCTCAAGCAAAAGCTGGCAAACTACCTTCCTATCAGGGAAGATACCCTCTGCTGGACTGCCTCCCATGGTAACGGCCTGAACCAGAGAGCGAACTCGATCAGTGACATCCCGCTCTAGGATGTTGGGGAACTCGATCTCCACATTTGTTGTCTCTTCCCCAGGCGGAATAACCGTAATAATTACAGTTCCGTCGAACTCATCGCGGGACTTTTCCACCCTAAAGCCAGCCTTGTTCAGCTTACCTCCTGGTGCCTCAGCACTCCATTCAATCAGCCGCGTGCAGAACGCCTGGATGACGCCCGCCCATAGATCTTGGCGAGAAACCATCTTAAGCTCAGTAGGGCGGTCAAGAGTGGTGGATGTGGCAAAGTTACCGATATCAGAGTCACCGAGGAAGTGTTCAGGCGTATCTGATCCTGCAGCGACCATTGACCGTAAGGCCCTCGCCTCATCAGGCCCTGTGGTAGATCCCGCTGTCTTAATCGGCTGGACATTAGCAGCACCTGACATTAACGCCCAACTTGCTGTATTCGTGGGCGGATTGGTATCCCTCAACTGGCCATTATTCACGCCAGTCTTAAGCTTGTTCTTGCTGGCAGCTACGCCAGCTTTACCCGGTAATCCAGAGATTTGATAGGCCAGCCGCGCATATGCGGCCAGAATGGTGGCGAAGTTCTCCAAGATGCGCTTATACCCTGTAGCCCAGTTCAGAGCTGAGAATAGCTCAGGAAGGCCAAAACGCATCATATCCAGCCCACCAGTTCTCAAATGGTAGGTACAGGTGGTCCAGTCAATCCGTGTGCCGTCTGGTGCCTTATTCGGGCGAGTAGTGGGGTAGTAATCCCAATCAGGGTAGAGAGTATTCTGCTTTACTACATCCGTGGCTATTTCATCCTGGAGTATGAAGCCTGAAGACATGGCTCCAATGTTAGAAGTGCGGGCATAGAAGCGGGGCTCTTTCGCGTCTTCGGGGTTGTAAACGATCCCCTGTATCTGATCGAACGGTAGGAGACGGACACGAGCGGCCCCGTTTTGCTTGTTGCGGTAAAAGACAAAGAACTGGTTACCGTCAACCCTCTGTTGTCTTTCCCTTTCTGGCCAAGCGTCCCCAATAACACGCTGATTCTTGCGATTCTTAAAGAAGTCATCGAGAACCTCCTGAACTACCCCATTCTCAGCCGTGATCTTGACGCCACGGCCCCAGACATATAACTCCTGTACCGTGACTACCCTCTTGATAAGAGGGTTGATCAGATACATCACGCGGGAGAGACTAACGATTCTGCGCAGTGTAGTGCGGTTAAAGTTGAATGTGGTGCTGGGATCACCACCAATCCAGCCCCTATCCTCACTGGCAAAGGATGCTTCAAGCTCAGAGAAGGCGCTTTCAAAGACTTGGGTGAACTGCTTGGTCAGGCCATCCTGAGAGCCAATCTCAGGCATACCGGCACCACTTGAACCCCCGCCGCCCTGGATTAGAGCCTCCTCAGCCAGATCAGCCGTCGCCCGCATGTGATTAGCGCCAAGAGAGGCACCAGTTAGCCCGCCCACGAGCCTATCGCGCAATCCACTGAAAAATCGCATACTGTAATAATTACACTTTCGTGGACCTATGATCTGTGGTTGGTTTGGTTATTCAGTCCGTGTATCATACCCCTAAGCTCTGCAATTGAAGACCCTTGGTTTTCTACCTTCTGGGTCAGTGAATCTAGCATTTTAGTGCTCACAGTATTGACAACACCCTGAGATTGAGCGGTAGCCTGTATAGCCGCAGCCGCTGTGATCAATTCCCGAGCAGCAGTCTTCATATCAGCTGCAATCTCGGCAATTGCCTCATTGGTGTTGCGTTTGAACTCAGTAAAGCTGGACTCAGTAGCTATTAGCTTGCTTTCAAGCACTGCTAGCTTAGTGTCCATCTCATGAGAACTGCGAACAGAAGCGATAAAACCTGCAATAGCGGCTGAAAGGAGAGCCGCCGCAACCATGCGAAGCCAGTCCATGTACCAAGCGTACCATAGGGAAAGTACCTTATTGTGCAATTTCGTACATTATGGTACTAGGGTAGATCCCCCATAAGCGTAATAATTACAGTTTTAGAAGGGTGATATGTCTATCCCACCTGTGTACACCATCACATCCTCAAACTCTTCCGGATCATCCGCAAGACTGTCAATAAAGGCGACGATATACCGCAGAGCGTCCATACCGTGATTATCCTTGTCAAGCGGGATCTCATCTTTCTTGCTATTCGTCTCCTTATTGGTTCTCTCATCCCAGACATAGCCATCGAATTCCCCCTCTGTGCTGTATGGTGATCCTGCGTCTTTTAGCTCTTCATCCACTGAAATAAGGGCATCCCGCAGGATAATGATACCTGGGCGACCGTCCCAATCGGGTAAAAGCCGCTTTTGGACCGCTTGAATACCCGGTTGGATGCTTTTAAAGGCCGCAAAGGTTGGATATCCAGTATGGCGCTGAAATACGGCCCTTCCCTCCGCGTCATGGTCGCAGATGATGGCCTGGGGTGGTGGGAGGCCCTTTGTGATGCTCATTATCTCTGCGGCAGCATCCTCAACGAGCATTTGAGTGCGGTAGATCTCCCGATTCAGGTAAAGCTGACCGTTTGGAGCCTCCATCCAGTCTTGCCACACAAAAGGATGCGTAAAACCAAAGTCGATAGACCAGTAGTGAGTCCATTCCTCCCATCCAGACGGTAGTTCATTGCGAGATATAAGGTGGACATGGGTATCCCAGGTGTCATAGACTATGCCCTCCGCAGCCGCCCATTCACCTTTATATAAGCGCTTGAAACGCACACCCGAGAGCCGTTGCAGTTTCCCCATGTAGCGGGCACCCTCCGGCGTCCACGTTTGGCTACTCTGATCGAAGAATTTGGGGTTGTCCTGGTGAAAAGACAGGTACATCTTGGTCAAACCCTTGTCACAGCGGACTTTCAGCCAGTGTGTAGGCTTGTCAGGGTTGCAATCGCCCATCATCTGCTGATACGGCACCAGTCCATGACGAATACAGGCCGTGCAGATTTCCCAGTCATTCTCAGTCGCCTCAGTCGCCTCCTGCATGTATCCGATATCCCATTCAGACGAGTTTAGGCGGTCTACGTTGTCCAACCCGATGACAGCAAGCATGGAATCGTTAGGATAGTTGAAAACTTGATCCTGTTTGAGGAAATGGACCTTATCCTGAGGCTTCAGGATCATTTTCTGGTACATGTCCAGGCATGAGTTGGTCATACTCGTGCGAGTCTTGCGCGACATGAACCCTTTAGCCCCTGGATATTTGCTCAGGACAAGGTGAAGCTTATGTAAAAGTCCCAGAGATTTGCCAGTACCCTTTGGACCCGCAACCAGAATCTCATCACTCTTGTCCGTGAATACTTCTTTGGATGCGCCATATGGGGAGTACTTGATCTTGTAGCCGGATGCCTTGACGAGAAGATCCTGCTCTTGGGCCGAAAGGGTAGGTCTTCGCGGCATATTTACACCGCGTCAACGTCAATGCCTACATACACCCTGATGGCAGTTTCTTGCTGGTTCTTTTCTTCGGGCTTGTCCAGAGCACAAAGCTTACGACGGCTAGCAGATATGGACAGAACAAGGCCAGCCGCAGCCAGATTTCCAGCTTCTGCCAGTGGTTGATAAAAACGCAAGAGAGCATCATAGCGTTCGATCTCCATTTGGCGCATCTCATCCGTATTCTCGGAGAGATCCTTCATGGTCATGTTCAGGACTGACTTGAGATCCTCACTGACAGTGGTAGCGGTGCAGCCCAGAGACTCTGCAATCTGCTGCATACTGAAGCCGTGACGCCTCATCTCCACTATCTTGTACCGCCGTTCCATCTGGCGGATAGTCTGTACTGAATTTATGACGTTTGGACCCTTAGTATTAGCCTGTGTCCTCAGGGCCTTCACGGGTATGGGTGTAAAGTGTGCTTTTTTAGGCATAAAAGTGTAATCATTACAGTTTGGTAGACTAAATTAAGGCTACCGGAAGCCGGGGCAGTTCTCTCTTTCTGCCCTTTCGATTAGGGGGGAGGTGCGGGCCTTCCCCTTAGTCGTTATCGTATGTGATCGACAGAGTTGTCCCAATCGGTATGTACACATAGATTGCTGAAAGCTGATAGGTCCCCTGTGCGAACGGCTTAGGCGGTAATGTAAAGATGCGGCTAGCTTCAATGGACGCTCCACGAGAAGCACCCACATTAGCATCCCCCACCCGTGCTGGACCGCCAGTTGCACCCAAGTACACAGCAGTAGCATAAATGTCTGCATTAGATGTCAGCTGGTGTGCTGCATTGTTGCCCGCGATGTCGGCTATAGTCTTCATATTCAGATTGTATCCTTTAATGATTCTCGCAACTCACTCAAAACTGACCCGCCCCACATAATAGCAGCCGCGTCATCATCCCCGTCATCTGGCAGTAGACCCTGCAACTTGCGCTGGTACTTAAGTGCATGATAAATCACGTGGTTAGCGCGTTCTAGTGCATATTCTATCTCGGGGCTTGGGACAGGAGGCAGGGCAGGACGGCCAACTAAACCGCGCATCCAGCCGAATGGCTCATGTTTCTTGGCGCCATCGGCAAAGCGCTTACACATCTTAAGGATGGCGTTGAGGGGGAGGTATTGGAACTGCGGGGCTACTGAAGCGGTAGCGCCACAAGCAAGGGTGATTATCTTTGCGGGCTCACTCATTCCGCTAGTTTAGCAGTACGGGAGGCTGGCAGGAACTCACGGCTGAGTAGCAACCTCCCGCTTGCGTTAGGGAGTTGACATCATCTTATCACGATTGTGTGACCACCACACAGCCGCCGCCGTTCGATTAGGGAATCCAGTCTTAGCCAGCACCTCACTGACGTACACTTTGATAGTTCCCTCATCTAATTTGAGCTTGTGGGCTATTTCTTTGTTGAGCATTCCCTCAACTAAATAGTTGAGTATCTGGAAATTGCGCACTGATAGCGGTTGGCCTAGCAGCTCTGACTTAGTACGCCGCGTCCAACCTCTGCGCTCTTGCTCTGGTGTCCTACGACACCCATGGCAGATCTTAGCATCTGCATTTCTGTGTATATAGCTGTGGAAATCGTTGCCGCATCTTGCGCAGTTCTTCATTTCCAACTGTGGTACATCATCTCTGATGACACCGTTAAAAGCCATTTAGGGACCTAACTGTAATTATTACAGTTTTAGACGTAAAAATGGGGCTGGAGGTGCCACCTACACCTTGCCAGCCCCGACACAGCGAGTGCTCCTAGTATCCGGCGAAGCACATAAACACGTCCCAGGGAGACGAGCAGCCACAACCAATCGTGTCCACCCCACCCTTCTGGGTAGTCTTGTTCTTGTCCGAGGGTCGTTTATGCCCTGGGCAAGACGCCTGAGGATTATGTTTGTTCTTCGGGCACGCATGGTTAATGTGGTCATGAGCGTACACGGGTAGAACACCCAAGGACCCGTAAGCGATAAAGAGCGCGGCTGCGACTTTCAGGACGACTTTGCGTTTCATGTAATGCCTCCTAGACAAATGTACCATAAAATACAAGGAGATGCAACTTGAATACCGCTCGGATAGCCCGCTGACGCGGTCAATCCTCGCTCCGCTCTCCTCCATTCAGCGTTGCGCATAAATCTCCTCCCCCTCTTCTCTATAACTCATCTCCCCCGCCTCTGGTCTTATTATATCATGTGAATCAACATCTGTCAATATATTTGTTTTATTTGGGTCAAAAGTGTAATTATTACGCTTTTGGGCTATTTCGCACTGCACTTTTAGTATTTCTGGTCGATTTTTCTTGACTCGTGCTAGTTTTCACCGTATTCTGTGATCGGAGGTTATCCCAATGCTTCGCGTACAGACCACTCTCTGCCCTTCCTGCAATCGGAACGTACCCGTCTCCGATGGCGTTTGCTACAACTGCGGTAGCCCCACCTCCACCAGCACTTTTGTTGAGACTGATGGGACTCTTGGGACTCCAGTCAGCCCTATTACGGTGCTATCCCAATGGCCTAAGGCCAAATGGGCCATAGATCTCGACAAGACTCTCAGCGCCATGCAGATGCAAGCCAGCTGTGATAAGGTTCTTGATCTAATCGAGAAGCAGGCTCGCCGGGATATGAAGAGTATGCAGGATATGGTTGATCACGGCACTCGCTTTCAGGATATGTCGGGTAGTTATTACCGCTAGTAGGCTCACTGGTACGGTTTATCAGGACCACTGCCCCGAGGGAGAGAGATAGAGAGCGCTTGTCGCCGATAGGTCATGAGCGAGGGGAACGCCGAATAACGAAATAGGTCAGTTCCCCTTCCCATCTTCAGTTTATTCCTCCTATCTGATTGCTTATCTGATCATCTGACTCAATACCAGGAAGAATACTCCTAGCCATCCCAGGCTTAACCTCGATGGGGGAGCGGTTGGTACTCCTGCCGCTGCGCATAGCAGGCAGACCAGGGCTAGTAGCTGTAGGATAATCGTTGGATTCATACATCACCTCAACTGTAATTATTACACTTTTGCTTATTCCTCTTTTGGCCTTGGCTCCCTGAGTAACCTCGTCTTTTCTGCTCGGCTGCCTATGTAACCTCCCCCCGATCGCCTGTGCGCAGGAGTCACATTCGCTCGTTTGTGACTCCCATCTTTCCTATTAGCGCCATCGGGTGAATTCCCGCTATCCGTACTACTATCTACTCAATGTAATAATTACACTCCTAGCGAGCATTGCGCTTTAGCGCAATGCGAGCGGCTCAGGGCGCACGCTAGGCCAGTGCACCCGCAAGTACCGGACACATGCGGTCAATCGATCCTAGAGCCTGCTAGGCACAAGTACGGCACCCTGTACAATCGCTCAGTGAGTGCATCGCGGCGGGTCAAATCGACCAATCGATCTAGTGCGCCACTATGGGACTAACTCCTATGCCGAATGGACCATAGACTAACGCCTAGAAAAATCAGAAACATACACCACTTGAAAGTGTGCTGTGGAAAACTCTGTAACTTTTTACTCTTTCTGTGGAAAACGCAATCTTTCCTGTGGATAACCGCGATATTCTGTGGATAAAAAAGGCGAAATTGAGGCGAATAGACCAGTATAGTCGTGTGATGGCACGACCAAACACGCATAGTATGAGAGACAAAATAAAAATCGAATGTGGCGAACGAGACACCACACTACGGAATGGCTCAGGGACTAGACCTGAGAACGCGCTAACCGACAAAGGGAACAGTTACAGATCTACATTACGGCGAGATCCTAACACCTGAACTCATAGCCCCGTGATAAGCGGATAGTATGAGCACTCCTCGCATGATGTACCCTGCGCGATACATACACTACTACGCCTAGAGGTGCTGTAACCCGAACGGGACCTAGGCGTACGGTGTCAAATAAGGTCATAAGAGAACCGCGATAGCTTGAACAGCGGTATGGATCTACACTAAGAGCCTAATGACTAGCGCCTGAGTGCGCGATAGGCTATGGATACGTAAGGCGGGAGTTTAGCTTACGTGTAAGCCCCGGTGATGAATCGGGCAGACAGAGAACCCAGGGCGAAAGCTTAATTAGCTGGGCCTCACTGAATCCAGAGATTGTAGAAGGTCTAGACCAATAGACTGAAAAGTGCTTAGGGCGGACGGCCCTAGACATGAACATGGATTGGGTAGTGGAAAGAGTAAACGGAGTAAGTGAATCGGTTGTATTGAACGCCACGTTATACGGTGATTGTCCACGGACAAGAGTACAGCGCGGGTAGTAGACAGACTGATATCGAATAGCTCTAGGTAACTGGCCACGATAAAGATAACCGTAAATATTACACTTTAAGCGGACGGTGCTGGTATAGGCCGTCCGCTTGTATTTATTCCCAACACAGTAGACTACTCGCCATCAGTGAGTAGCCTATAGGGGGAGTAAACGTATGTACTTGGTATGCGACATAGGAACCAATGAGAACATTAGCTCACACAGAGTGCTTAGCAGAGCCGTAGCTAAGTGCAGGCAGTTGATTAGCACTTGCATTCTATGGGAATGCGCCCACTGCTATGCAATCTATGACTTACACCTTAACCAGTGTCCATCTTGCAAGACTAAGAGGGAGAAATAGACATGAACTTAACGCCGGTCGATTCAATCGCAGTATTCGCAGTGCTCATAGCCGTATACGCGATAGGCAGAGCCTACAAAGTAGCCTGCCCGAGTAAAGCTAAGCTGTACCGTAAACGCTGAATACCTCAGGTGCTATCACTCAATGCCAGAGTGATAGCTCTTGTCTATTCAGACACACAGGAGGAATATGAATAACATGCAGTTAGCTCTGATTCACTCCAGCGCTAACCCTAAGCCTGGAGAGAACAACCAAAGACTAGAGTTCCTGGGAGATGCAATCTTAGAGTTGATAGTCTCCGAGTATCTCTACGCTAATCACCCCAATATGAATGAGGGTATGCTGTCAATCGCAAGGTCTAACTTTGTGTGTAAGGCTAATCTTGCGGCTGTAGCTTGCCGAATGGGACTAGGAGATAGGCTGATTCTGGGTAAGGCTGAACTTGGCCAGCAAGGTAAACATAAGCCTAGTATCTTAGCTGACGCAGTAGAGGCGCAGATTGGAGCTATCTATCTGGAGTATGGGATGGAGACAGCTAAGAAGTTTGTTTATCAGTGGGTGCTGGGGTGTTCAACACCCAAGGTAGACATTGAGAACTGTGATCACTGCTGGAGAGTACTAGCTAGGCAACAAAGCTGTTGCCCATTCCACTTCTAACCGTAATTATTACGCTTTTGGAGGATAAATGCAGACAATCGAATTAGAGGTAGGTTACGGACATAAGAGCAAACATGAGCTTAAACAGTTCCGCAACCCTGTAGGCTTAGCCGAGATGATACGCCACTGTGATAGTAACTCTCACATCTGGTTTAAGTCTCTTGACGGCACAGCTAGGAGGGCCAAAGTGAACGGCAAGGTTCGCACGTGGAAGAGAGATCCAGGGCGAATAGAGATACCAGTCAAGTACGGAATGTATGAGTACGGCGTATTCAGTGCTTCAGATATTGACCGTATCTTGATCGAGATTTAGTTAACTACTAGGCTGGACTGAGAAGTCCAGCCAATGGAGGATAACTTAATGAAAGCATCATTCGACCCAGAGTATGCGTATCATCTGGGTTACCATGACGGGTTAGAAGACGGACACAAAGACCCTAAGAGGGATTTCACCACAGCTAACAAAGACGCGCGTACTGTGGCCTACTTTGCAGGGCTGAAAGTGGGCATGGCCCAAGCTCAGAAAGAAGGGCTTGATATGAGGTGTCTAGTGCGGTGGGATAACCCAGGATTCGACACACCCCCGTGTGAGAGTAAGTCTCACTATCTGGCCTTTGCGTATGGGCATGTGATACCCCTTTGCATACGGCACGCATTCAAGATATTCCTTGACACTGAGGGCAAGCCTGACGCTACCCAGTGGACAATTATCCCCAAGGATTGGATTTAGGAGGTGTCAATGAAACTGTAAGAGCCGCTGAGGGCTAGCTAGTGGTTATGAACGCTCCCTAGTTAGCCCCATGAGGTAACTTATGAATTTACCAAGTGTGAAGACGTTGGAGCCTATCACCCGAGATAGGGAAGCCGCTAAGAAAGTGCGGCGATTGTTGGAGGGTGTACGGCTAGGTCCAGTAACTACAGCCTTGATGAGGATTGATCAGGAAGACTTGATACCACGGGGTTATGGGGTTGAGACTATACGCCGAGGTGAGGGCAAGAAGTCGCCGGGGATTCACTATATCAATCGGGGTGATCCGTATGTCTCAACTCTGATGTATATCGAAGGGCTAGGGTTTAGGGTAGGGTGCTGGGGTGACATTGTGGAGCGGGGCAAGTACAAGTAACTCACTAGGCTACGGTGAAAGCGTAGCCAATGGGAGATGCTTATGACTTTAGATGACGCAGTATGTGAGGCTCACAAAATTGCCAATAGCAGTGGGGTTAGTGTCCTGGTGTACAAGGCTACCCACAATGATTTGGGTGAGTATGGCGTAGCCTACACTTTGCCCATGTGGGGTGAGAGGGTTGGAGACAGGATTTATCCTGGTGGAGATACTCATGAGCTTTGACAAGATTGCAGCGGTTTACGTGTGGTGCTCTGATAATCACAGTGGCCAGTGGTCACGAGGTTACCGGATCATGTCACGCATAGCCAAGATGAGAATCAATCTCACTGATAATGCCTGGGAGGCTATACAGTGCGGCACAGGCCGAGGTAAAGATGAATGGGCTGAAGCTAGAGAGATGTATCTCAGGTTGAGTCTAATGAAGTTGAGACGGCCAGTTTAATCACTAGGCTAGGCTTGCGAGTCTAGCCAATGAGGTGAAACTATGGACAGGATAACGGTGATTATGACTGGTGACCCTCCCCCAGGCGAGTATGAAGAGTGGAAGAATGGGCAGTGGGTAGCCTGCAAGTAATCCGCTAGAAAGCGTAATTATTACGCTTTCGCTGAGGTTTGCTTATGTTTGAAAGTTTGAAGGGAACAGTATTACCATTCGCTCTTGTGTTCGCTATTGTCATGTATCTGACTGTAGCCTTAACCGACAAGTTCATGAAGTGGCTGGATAGGCGCAAGTGGAACAGGATCTTGCGTACCATTGATTGGCCTAAAGAGAACTAAATGGTATACAGCTATATCATTTCCTATTCAAAGGGCACAGGTTTTGCCTTTGACGGTATACAGCTGGATAGGTACGTAACCCAGCTGCTAGTAACTGGGATTCCAGCTGAGGAGATAGAGATCAAGGTAAATACAGCAAACACATCTAGAAAGTAACTCACTAGGTCTAGCCGTGAGGTTAGACCAATGGGGGCTACTGCCCACCAGGAGATTAAACGTATGGCTGATATGACATTCGCAGATTTGAAGAAAGAGTATGCCCGTATACAGGCCGAGAATGCTTCCTTGAAAGCACGCTCACAACGGGCTATAACCATGAAGGTGAGTGAGAAGGGAGGGCTGTCCCTGTATGGTCTGGGCAGGTTCCCAGTCACGCTCTACCATGAGCAGTGGACTAAGCTGCTAGCCATGGCAGAGGATATCAAGTCCTTCATCGAAGAGAACAAGGACTCGCTCAAGTCCAAGGAGTAATCATGGAGGACTTAGAGAAGCAACTCAAGGCATCTCTGGGTAAGCTGCTGGCTCCTCTCCGTAAAGAGCATGATAAGGCTGTGAGGCTACATGCTGAGCATAAGCTCAAGGCTGAACAGTATTACGCCCAGTCAAGATCCATCGGGGCTAAGATCCGGGAGATTGAAAAGGCTGTAGGTATCAAGACTTGGACTCAGCGTAAGATGGCTAAATTTGAGGAGCGGAGCGACGTTACCCCGAAGGGGTGACGGAGCGGGTCCAGAGTCACAGGCTAGAGGGTGCTGAGAAGTGCCCTCAATGACTGTAATTATTACGGTCAGAACGAATGGAGAGTGTATGAATAAACGACAGACGGCACGAGTAAACCTTGTGACGGCCAGCAGAGAATGGGCTTCACGCCCAGCAGACCAGCGATTCTGGACCCTGAGAGAGTTATTCGACAGGTCCAAGAAGTATGCAGAGGAGAGCTATATCCACAAGGTAGAGCTATCCGGTACCACTGCTGTAGCTCAAGGTGGTGATCTGGTCCTAGACATTGGGACATCAGATCCCGCGACATTCCAGCATTACAGCTTCGGACAGCTTTGCAACATTGCCGGGGCTCCTGCTGGATATCTGCGAGGGTTACCAGCTGGATTGGCTGCTGAGAATCTCAATCACGGCCTATCCCACACTGACGGCGAACAGGTTCTCATGCTTCACAAGAATGGGGATCATGTGCTGAGGTGTGTAACCTCTAACGAGTACAGCCGAATCTGGAACTATGAAGTTGCAGAGATGGCATTGGCTCTTGAGGAGGGTGAAGGCTGGATGACACCGCCAGCAAGACCCTGTGGCATCCAGGGGATTCCATCTCGCCGCGCAACCGCTGATGATGTACTCCGCAAGAGTGCTCATCCAACTCTGGGTATCGAGATTGGTGATGAGATCTCACCGGCTGGGCTGTACGCTTCGGATCATGATTGCTTTATCTTCCAAGTCAATGAGGATCACCCGATTGACGCGGGAGGTGGAGAGATGCTCTACCGTGGCGTGTTTTGGAAGAACTCTGAGGTTGGTGATGCGCGATTCACTGGGACTATGTTCCTCTATGACACGATATGCGGTAATCATATCGTCTGGGGGGCTAAGATCATTGCAGAGATCAGCATACCTCACCGGGGCAATGCTAAAGAGATCTTCCGTGAGGCCATGGCGATAGCAACTCATAACGCTTTAGCACCGGCAAGTGAGGATGAGAATCGTATTCAAAAGGCCAAGATGTATGAGATCGGCCCAGGTCAGCCTGAAGTAATCAAGGCTGTGTTTACCAAATTCTCCGGTTACATCAGCAAGCGTGAGTGTGAAGACGCTTACGTCATGGCCACTCGCCACGCTGAGGATCACAACACTGAGCCCAACACGGCATGGGGTTATGCCTCTGGGATCACTCGCTTATCACAGGGTCAGCACGCGGACAGCAGAGATAGGCTGGACCGTGTAGCTGGTCGGGTTTTGGAGATGGCTCTAGTTCGCTGAGCCACTTCATCAGGGCATCCTGGGGAGGGTGTCCGAATGGAGTAAGGAGGTAGTCATGCGAGATAAAGAGAATAGTGTTCCTTTGAGTGCGGCTGAGTTCATCAAAGTGATAGATGAGCTTACTCTACCTGGAGCGTATCCCAAGGTGCGAGAGATTGCCACGGTGTTACGGACTGCTAAAGACGGCAGACTAACCCAGAATGCAGTTTACAAAAAGCTGGGCCTCATTACAGGGGAGAGAAAAAAGCCGTGATCAAGGGGTGCCCTAATGGAGGAAGCATGGGATTTACAGACCTAGTGAGGAATCAGGTTATCCCTGCTGTGAGAAACCTGTACCTCAGATCTATAGCAGAGAGTAACCCAAAACAGGCACGTAGACATGGGGATCTATACAGTGCTCTGCTGAAATGGCTGGAGGATAGATGATCAAGGTAGCTGGATTGCTGTATTTGACTGGGTTTATCACCCTGTTGATACCCAGCTTATTCAACTGGCTCAACGAGTCTCACCCGCTCAATCTGCTGGTGTTTTGGTTGGTGGTGGTGATACTTGTTATCGCCACAGTCATGATCATGTTAGTGGGGAGGCCAAGACGATGAAGTGCAAGTGTGGGCATACGCTCGGGGATCATATCATTGAGGACGACTATTCGGCATGTGTGGGTGACATACCTAACGGTGCCTTGTACGTCACATCCTATACCGCAACCTGTGACTGTAAGCGATTCGCGCTAAAGGAAGAGCCTGTATTAGTTCAGTGAGGCTTGAGTCAAACTGTAATAATTACACTTTGGCTCTGGCACCGCTCAGGTATCAATACACTATACCTTAAGTGGCTTGGCTTTACGCGTTCAAGGAACGCTCTAAAACCATTATACCAAGCTGTGTCAAGCTTTGTCTAGGGGGAATATGCACAATTTACAAATCTTTACAAAGGGGGTACGCTATGGCAGTGTGGCTAGTGTCTATACGGCGTGAGGGCTATGAGGCTCTGCCTTTTACAGGCTCTGAGCTTAAAGAGGCTCTGACGTTCAATGCTGAGAACGGTAGTATACTCATCCAGGTAGAAGGGAGTCAGTATGAAGTTCTTGGAATCATACGCAAATACACTCTCTAGGCTGTGGTGCCGCATGTTTCACCGGCATATCACAAGAGCGGTCAACGGGCACTACACTTGCTTGTCCTGCTTCAGGCGCTATCCCTGCAACTTCTGACATTCAGACACAGGCGTAATAATTACACTTTTTGCTAAAGTGTTGATAACGCTCTGTCGATTTCTGTTGACTCCAGGTCACCATGCGGCTAGACTGGTTTCAACGGCAACAAACTAGCCGATCAAAGAGAGGAAAAAAGAGAATGACACCTGGATTGAACGATACGATCATGCTTACCCCAGCTAACCTGCTGGTCACCAAGAATACCCGCTTCGGGCTGTTGCCCGTGAAGGTGAAAGATCTGGCAGAACAGATCAAAGACGCCGGGCAGGTTAACACCTACCTGACGGTTGAAGAACTGGCAGAGCCGGGTCCTAGTGGAGAGACTCACTGGTTACGCGAGGGCCATTACCGTAAGGCAGCTGTCGAACTGCTGGCCAAAGAAGGGTTGGAGATTCCTCTACCCTGCACGGTCGTGGAACCTCTGGAGGGTGTAAGCCGCACCAAGCACCAGATCTCGGAGAACTGGCACCGCACCGATTTGACGCCCATGGACATGGCCGTTGCAATCGATGAACTGCTCCACCCTGTGGACGGTAGCGAGGGCATGAAGAAAAAGCGGGTGTGCGAACTCTTCTCCCGCGCTGGTGGTCGTAAGGGTCTGGCCATGGCCCCGTTGAGTAACTCAATGCTCAACATCTACCTCAGCTTCCTCCTGTTCCCCAAAAAGATTCAGCAACTCATCCACGAGGGCAAGATCGGGGTCCTCAAGGCTCACTTCCTCAGCAAGAAGGACAAGAGCGAATGGGATGTGGAACTGAAAAAGGCAGAGGATGCGCGTGAGGCTGAGATCAAGCAGTTTGAGGACTTGGAAGCTTCCTTTGTCGCCGACGAGTTGAAGGCGGTAGAGGACGACAAGAAAGCCAAAGAAGCCGCTGAGGCTCTCATCAATGCGGAGAAGATTGCAGCTGACGCTAAGGCCACTGCCGCCGACAAGCTGAATGCTGCCGCTGATGCCCTTAAAGCTGCTGGTGCCGTACCCGCCGCTGACAAGGAAAAGAAGAAAGTGGCTCAGGAGCAGTTCAAGGCTCGTGAAGCTGAGGCCAAGCAGGCTGAGAAGGAAGCCACTGAGAAGCAAGCCGCTGCCGACAAGCTCAAGCAGAAAGCAGAGAAGAACTTGCTGCTGGCTAAAGAGCGGGCTGAGAAGCTGGACAAGGCTCGCAAGGATGCCCAGGCCAAGCTTGCTGGTAAGAAGCTGGATATCGGCGGGGCTGAACCCTCTGCCCCTGGTGATGGTAAGGTCAAGCTCAAGGGGCCTGAGATCATCAAGCTTGCGGAACAGATGGCTCTTGCCGGGTCCTTCCCCAAGGTCGAAAAGATCTTCAAGGCCTTCCTCCGCTGCATTAACTCGGAGATCACTGATGCTCAACTCACCAGCGAATGCGGTTGGATCACGGGAGAGCGTAAGGACCGCCCGAAGCACCTTCCTAAAGAAGTCAAATAGACTTCCTCTACAGGGGGCTCTTGCGAGAGTCCCCGATAGGGTTAACGCTTTTGAGGGATTAGACACCCCTCCCTCTACGCCCAGACTGGTAGGTGTGTGGCTCTTTCTCTGGGAGGCCGCACAGGCGTTAACCCGTAATTATTACACTTGGTGGTCTGCCCCATAGCCGTAAGGATGGGGCTAGGCTGAAAATCAGCTGTAACGAGGACGCCCAGCGACTTTCACGCTGCAAGCGTAAAGCCTTACAGCGGGCCACCCGAATTTAAATGGAGGGATCATGCTTAACATTGCTGTGGCCGTGCTGATGACTCTTGCTTTCTTGGGGACGCTGTACGATCTGCTAAAGCCTTGGCGGGATAAGAGGTTTGAGGCACGCTGGAAACGAAAGAGGGGGCTCTGAGGGGAGGGGGCTCTAAGCCCCCATCCTACCGTGGTCCTAGTCCTCCCTTCCTCTTCCCAGCCAGCTTCACATGCTCATCCAAGTCGGTTAACAGGGTGTCCAATAGATCCACACTGCGCCTGACCCTCTTACGGATGAAGTTCCTTTCCAGTTGACCCCCAACATTCATGAAGTGCCGTTTAACTCTGGGGTCTACTGCGTCTATCTCAGCTTTCGTTAGTGGTTTCATTTTCCTCTCCTTCAAGTGTAATTATTACGGTTATCTTGACACAAAAAAGCGGGAGGCACTGAGCCCCCCGCATAAGTGTTAGGGAAGGTTATCTATTCGGCCACGAACAAGCAGTCCAGATGCACGATGGGGATTGTTAGCCACCTGTTCTGCATGTCTCTGTAGTCGGTAAACGGGAAGCCGTTCTGGGGGTTAAACTTCCCGAATCTGCACCCGCTTCCAATTACGGATGCCTTGAATGCCAGCCACACATCCAGGGCCTCTTGAGTAGTTCCTCCTACTCTTTGTGCCACTGTTGTAGCGGGGTTTTCAATGTCCCACCCAAAACCGTACTGGTGAGTCTCCGAGGTAGACAGAACACCCCACGAGGGTAAGGCGTAGCCTAATCCCCCTTCAGCGAAACGGTTGTCACCCCACCCTCCGTTAGGCAGTGTTCCTGTCATTACGCGCGGAATGATGCCGTGCGAGTTTCCTGCATATATGGCGAAATTGTACATCATGACTTTTATCATGTGTACAGATACGGCCTTGCCATACCTGGAGTATCCAGGCTGACCATTTTGGTCCCAGTGTCTGGTATCCACGGGAGAGTCTAACGGCCCCGTATAAGCGTTTGCTGTCAGTGGGACGAAAGGATGGGGGTTGCCGCTGTAGTCATAATCCGACACCTTGAGCCGATTGAACCATGTAACGGTGGGCAGATTGTCGGTGATGTGGCTACCCTGCATTGTGGTGTCAATGATCCCGCTGAAGTTTGCATTCCTGTATGCGAAGTCTGGCGTACATGCTTCTGTGCCAGCTGCATTTAGAACCGTGGTCATTGTGATAGGGCTTTGGTACGAGCCAACAGGCCGCGCCACCGAATCAAAGAACTGGTGAGTGTGCCAGTCCGTTCCAGCACGCATCTGGGTGTATACATCAATTTGTTTCCCAGGCAGTGGGGTTTGAGTGAAAGGTGGTGTTAGTGAACGTCGTGCGGCGCAGTACGAGTGATACATAGTCTTCCACGGCAGCACGTTCTCGCCTTCGGTAGGTTCTTGAGCCATTGCCGAGAACAGGCAGAGTAGAAAGCAGATAAGTAGAAGTGTTGAGGTTTTCATGGTTGTCGTTTTCCTTTCTTGTGTAATTATTACGGTTTGCACTACCATACGGGAGGCTGAGGGAACCCGCTAACCCCAATAACGAAATAGACCAATGCTCCGATGTAATTGTCATCATTCATTGGGCCGTACGTCGTCGTGGGGTAAGCCGGATCTGGGGTTTGGCTGCCTAGATAGAACTGAACAGTAGTCATGCCTATGAGGCTGTTGAGGATTTGACTGTTCCACTCAAAGAAGCCTGTGGCGTCCGTATACCCCAGTAGGCACCCGCCATCTACTTCATGACCGCTTATCCCTACGGTGGGGCTACACAACACTTCTTCAATCCATGCACCATCAGTGAATCGCATCGCCCGACGCTGTACCCAAACCTGCTGGTTTGGCCTACCGAATCTGATTCGGAATGTAACAGGGTCACCGACTTGGTAAACGCGCAACGCCATAGTATCCAGGTTTTGCCCAGCCTGCGATAAGGTGACTCTCGACATGTTCACCTCCCCAGGGTTCAAGGTTGCCGGGGATTCTTTTACATACCCTATGATTTGGTATTGCGGGACTGATATCGTCAAAGCCCCGAATAGGACAGGAGCGTTAGCCTGATTTTGAGCATTAGCCGCATACCCCCATATATAGCGAGTTCCCGAGAATGAGGGTTTAAAGGTGAGTGTGATAGTGTGCGTCTTATTTGTGCTGGAGCCAGTCTGGGAGAAGTTCACCTCATCACACTGTGAGTTACCCTGTAGCCCTGTGCTGTAAGGCGCACTCCACCCATTTCCGGCATCATTAAGCAAAACACCGTCTGGGTTGTCTTGAGGCGCATAAGACCAGCACCCGCCGTTTCCGTTAAACGAATTGGAAGCCGTTATCCCAAATTGGCTGGAGCCGCCCGTCGCGCCTTGGTAGTTGGTATAGAACGTGAAAGTCTGAGTTGCGCTGTCACCGCCTGGGGTTGGACCCGCCATGGTGATTACTGGAAGAGGAGGCGCTCCTACAGTAAATGTGCCTACCACAGTCCATGGGTATAATGCCTCGTAGGGAGTCTCGGACATGGTTCCAACATAAGCCCAAATGTATTTCAGGCCAGTGTTTGACGATGGGAAAGTCACTCCGCTCATCTGAAAAGTAACAAGTCCACCCGATACGGAAGCCTGAACAGCACCAGAATTAAAGGTGCAAGAGCCGCTACTAGGGGTGATGGATGTCGGCGGGGTGTGGTGAAGCCACGCAGTTGCGCCGCCATGTCCGCCAGTGCTAAGCATGTCGTCATACCCGCCATTGTCTTGAGGCAGGCTGTACTTCATGATGCAACTGGAGCCTAGCTGTCCTTGCGGGTTGGTGTTGGAGTTACCAAACATCACGTACAGATGAGCCATGTGTGCTGTAGTGCCCGTGTTGGACTGTGCATACATGACGAAGCCCATACTCATTGCAGGCTGTGATGTCGGGTTGACTGACACATTGGATATTGTGGCAAAGCCCTGAACTGCAAACATGCAGCACAGAGCGAATGTAAGTAGAAGTGTCTTTATTTCCGTTTTCATGTGGGTTTCTCTCTTTCCAAACCGTAATAATTACACTGGGGAACCCGTTAGAGTCCCCCAGCACGGGACTACCTACTAAACAACGGGGTTGGGAACGAATTCTCCGAATGAGATCTCGCCCAGTACTGCGCCCTGATCCGGGTCATACACATCCAGCAAGCCGGTCAGAACGATGTCCTTCTTGCCGTCGCCAAGATCGCTGTCAGCATCGACAGAGATAATGACAGACTGCACCGGGGTGTCTTCCGGTACGGCGGCGGTCACGATGCTGCATGTGAGGCCGTCTGATGCGGGTGTCAGGGTTGCGAATTCCGGCGGGTCTGCTGTCCAGACGGGAGGGCCGTCAGTCCGCCCCTTTCCACCGTTTTTCTTGGTATAGGACACCGTGCCGATGCCCGTTGCGTTCATTGGTACTTTCATTTTGAAGTTATCTCCTTCTTTCGTGGTGCTGCCAAAGGTTATCCGCAGTGTTCCCTTTTCTGCGGGGGGTAATGTGACAGCTAACAGAATCTCTTCAATCTTTGCGCCTTGATCTGCTAGGATTGTCTCTAGCTTGTCAAACCGCGCCATTATCCGAGCTTCTGTTCTCTGCATTTCTTCTAGCAACTCAGCGAACATTCTAATTCACCGCTCCTATTTTACATCACCTTATCAGTCTTACTGCTAACATCGTGTACAGCGTACTTGTCTGCTATACACTGGTCTATATAGTCCGCTAAGGACTTGTCACGGACTACAAAGATGTCAAACTCGTGTACGGGTCCAGGCTCTCTCCCCATGGTTATGTTGCGGCGGGCATAAGACACACCCTGTGAAGGCAGAGACATCACCTCGTGAATGATGCGGTACACCTCTCTACCTAAGTGGGTCAGAGCAGCTAGGGCGTTAGCCTGTTTGGGTGTAATCATTACGCTTTTCTCCCCGTGCAGCGTTTCAGCCGTGAAGCCTCCAGCCAAGCATGACGGGCATTGTCAACCTCTGCCTTACCTGACTTGCCCCAACTGTACTCAACTCTGCGAATGGCGTACTGCTTATCCAGTCTCGCCACCTCCAAGCAGTTCTCACACTCCCCGCAATCAGGCTCATGAACCATCTGGAACCGAGCCGCCTTTGCTGCCAGAGAATCGTACATACTACCTCCAAATTGATCCGTTAAGCCTCACCAGCCGACTAATGCTATCCCATTTCCTAATTAGCAGCTGTGTGTTGCTGAGGTTGAAGACGTAGGTGTACATGTCCCCATCATCCACGGGTCCAGTATGCACCAGTAAGTTATGGGTCACCATCACTAAAGGGTCAGGCACGATAGCCACCAAGCTGTGTGTGATGTCAGTTATCTCTCCGCTCTGAGCCGTGTAGGAGGATTCTAGCAGCACTCCATGAGGTATCCTGCCCTGACACAGAGCCGGGATGATGACGGAGTGCGGGGTGTATAGCTTGAAGGGGAGATGCTCAAGCCAGACTACCTCTTTGTTGCCTTCTCTGTCCATGCTGGATAGTTTATGTAGCATAAAAGTGTAATGATTACGGTTTGTAGAGGCCGACGTTGAAGTGTTTGCCACCAGGGGATACGGATTCAGTCCAACCGACCACGTTGAGTCCGATAAAGTTGAACAGGGAGCGCAGTTCATAGTCCGAGTAGTGCCAGATGTGCTCATCGTGCCACGGAGCATTAGCGTGTTTGGCCTCATCGTAGGAGGGCATTGCACCAATCTCTTTGTAGCGGTGGGTGATCGCGCCCCAGCTATCCCGATTGGGAGTAGACAGGTACATGATTCCACCATGCCGTAGAGATGCGGCAATCTTTGTCAAGGTCTGGAGCGGGTGAAAGTTGAGGTGTTCCAGTACCTCAGTCATGATTACCGTGTCATAGGTGTCAGGTGCTAGTGTTGGGCAGTTACGCTCAATATCACCCTCTAGCGCAATCAGGTGGAAAGTGTCAATCACCTCCAGACTCATGAAGGGCACGCGGTCTAGTGTGGTCACCGACTTTGCATTCAGCGAGGATGCCAAGCACGCCAGAGTACCGTAGGCGGGGCCAATATCCAGCACGTCTCCCAGCTTGTGGGATTGCTTCCACATCCACCACGGGATAGCCCCCACGTACCCAGCCTCCTCACCAGAGTATCTAGTGGTGTAGTAGTTATCTGGGCCGTAGAGGGCGACTAGCTTCTGTTGCACTGGTGCCAAGATCGAATGGGTCTTACTCATTGCAAGTCGAGTGTCCTTTGATTGGGGTCTACAGTGGGCATGTTCACCACTGTGATACTACTGATCTCGGCATCCGTGATTGGTCCTGTAACGCGGGTGTGAATAGCCTGCTTGATGTAGTCATCCGTCCAGTAGTCTGGGATGGACAACTCGTAACTAACTGTCACTTTTCGGTTCTGTTGTGGTTCCGACATAGCTTGTATCCTTTGGTTGGAGAACGTCTGGCAGTGTTGGGGCCAATCCAGCCCGTTGGAGTAGCAGATAGTTCACATCAATGACGTGAGCCCTGCAAGACCTTAGAGTTAGTGTGGGCGAGGAGAATGTCTCTCTGCCCATGTGACCCACTGGCCCTGGTTCGGCTGGATCGTTGTAAGTGAGCCAAAACTCTACCGGAGCCTCACACAGGGTGCATTTGCTTGGGGTAGCTTTCCGAATCTTGATTGATTTCTCCATAAGTGTAATTATTACGCTCAGTCCAGAATGGGTGTCACCTCTCCGCTAAGTGGTGGACTCATCATCCGGTGCATCCTCCTTGGTGATGCGCAGAGTGTAGGATGCCGCTTCGGTGTAGCAAGCATTAATGGTCGTGATGGGCACACCAGCCGCTAGGAGTTTGGCGGGGTCCAGGACCTTGCGAGGGGCATTGTAGTAGTTAATGCGGTAGTCACCCAGCAGAGCCTTACCGATCTTGTACTTGCCGATAACGACCTTGATGGACTCAGTGAGCTTTTTCTTCTCCTTGTCCAAGGGCCGTATGATCTCGCCAATCTCACCGTGGCGGGTTACCATGCGGGCAAGCTCAAAGCGTTTCTTGGCGTCAGGTATCACCGTGGCGTCAATGACTGGGATAACCTCCTCCTCTTTCTCTGGCGGGGCCTCAGGGGCCTCAGCCGCTTGAGGAATCATGGAAGGTGCCTCAATATTAGCAATCGCCTGAATTCTCTCCCGTATGCTCAGTACTTTCGGCTTCTCAGCCAAGTGTTTGTTAAAGTCCACCATAACGTAAATGCCTCCATTACAAGTATAGCAACCTTGTGTCTGATTGTCAATAGGTACCCAAAATAGTGTTCTGGGGTTTTTCAGAACGGGCTACTTGGATTTCTCGGATTTAGAATCCGATTTAGTTTCGGTATTAGGTGCCAGAGCCTTCTGCAATGCATAATAGAGATCTAGCAGATACCGGATGTCGTGCGGGCCTTCCTGATTGTTTGGTGTGCTCATAACTGTAATTATTACGCTTCCTCTATAGTGATATCAAAGCAGCTGAGATCCACGGATGGCCGCACCCAGTAGAACATTTCATACTGCCCTATAGGTGTACGCCTGTAGTAATTTCTACGCTTGGGTGACACTTGGGCACAGGCCTTAAATGGCTTGGTCCGGTTGAGCACAAAGATATAGGTCAGTCCTGCCAGTTTCCATTCCTTCCTGTACCATCCCCAGGGAGGCTCACAACCCTCAGGAATGGTAGGTAGATGCATAAGTTCCATTGTCATTTTGGTAGATCCCCCCACGTGTCAGCAGTAACACCAGATGCTACAAGCGGCACGCCCTCATTCAACCGACATACGTTCTCCATGCGGTACACCATCATTGCGGTCACCTCTTCCACATACTCATCTCTAACCTCGAACAGTAGCTCATCGTGAATCTGTAACTCAGGGTTGCAGATGTCGCCGTACAGCCCAGCCATCACAAAGTCATCGTCAATAGCTGCCATGGCCAGCTTGATCACGCCTTGTGCCCCACCCTGCATTGGCAGGTTAGACCCCTCACGCAGAGCCCCCATCACTACCCACTCCAGCACTGATCGTGCCGCAGTAATGTGTTGTCCACGTCCCCAGCTATCGCACATGGTAGCCGTGCGCCGCATATAGCGGTGATCCTCCATCCGCATTTTCAGGAGTTCTGAGTAGCGTATGTAAAAAGCGTTAATGATGTCTTGGCACTTGTTCTCTATCCAGAGCGGTCGGAACTTAACACAATTGTGGGCAAAGCAATCTTCCGGTACATTATGGGCCTTGCCCTCATCGCATTTGCTACACACTGCTGGCCTATTGCAGCCAGCGCAGATGACAGGCATTTGCTCTTGTAGTCCACTGGCCGTAACATCGTAGATAGAAGCAAGAACGCATGTTTTGGCGGGCCTTCTGTGGTCAGTCTTAGAGACTCCAGGGTAGTGCCAACCCTCAGAATCACGATAGCGTTTATCGGGGATCTTGAATGCCGAGGTTGCGAAGTCACTGTAAATATCCTCCTGGTTAATGTAAACATTACACAAATTGGTATCACGGCTACGGTGCGCTGCCCAGCGTGGCTCAATCTGGGATAGATCAACTGATACCTTCTTGTATCCCTTAGCCGCAGGGAATCCACATCTCACTTGACGCCCGCGCTCTGTACGAGACGGCATAGCAAGTAGGTTAGGGTCCACACAGGATAGACGTCCAGAGGGCACCCTAGTGTTCCTGAAGTTAGGGAACATGCGCCATACCCCATTGACCTTGCGGGCCAGTTTGGGCATGGGATCTACGTAGGTGCCTTTAAGCTTCTCGTACTCTTTGTATTCCAGACACTTGCCCACTACTGGATGCTCATGCTGGATAGCAGTGAGCACCTCATCCTCAACGCTCTCACGTGAGCCTGAGTCAGTGAACTTAATCTTGGCTTGCTTGAGGCCCATCTTTTTGAATAGGAGATCGGCCACCTGATCCCCTGAACCGGGGTTAATATGGCACCCGCTGAGAGTGTAGATCTCTTCTGTCACCCTCTCCATGTCGCGGCCAAGTGTCACACCCATTGAGGCAAAATGACTCAGGTCTATTTCCAGGCCACGCTGAGCCATGCGCTTGATCATGGGCATAGCACCGGCGTCTATCTTGTACACGTTCTTAGGGAATAGACCACTACGCTCAGGCAGTAGGCGCACGCCGTTATAGCATCTCTGGAATTTGGGTCCTGATGACTTCGAGATAAGCGTAATCATTACGGTTCTAGATCCGCCAGAATTTGCACCATCAGCTTCTCTGGGTGAGCAGATAGGAACCTGCCGCAGTGTAGTTTCCCACAGTCATGGCAGGTGTACTCGATTCTGAACATGTGACCATGTATGGCAGCTAAACGCTGGGCAGTGATCATACCTAGCCAAGCCTCATGAGGTACCAGGATTCGCATTATCATCTCTCTATCTCCAGGTAGCCCATCCCAGGACTCCAGTTAAGTGGACGCCAGTGAATGGTAAGCAAGAGGGGCTCAGGCACATGTACACCCTTCTGACGACCAGCCTCTTGGATTAGACGCCAGTCCTTAGGCTGGAACCAGTCAGTGAACTTGTATCTCTTTTGGTGGTCAACGCACAGGCCATTACCGATAAGATAAGTGGGCTTGTTAGTCTGGACGAGGTTGTTCACGCACGCTTTGTACTCTGCTGTCATCGTCTCGTAAGCTGCAATCACCTTGCTGCGGTCAAGCTGTGCCCGCGTCATATAATCCGGGTTGTTGATCAACTCACGCACGATGCTAGGCTGGTGCAGTCCCACAGTGCGGTATGTGGGAACACAGATAACAGGGACTACGCTAGCTTGTAGTCGGCAGAGCGGGTAGGTGCAAAGCATTAGCTCTCCTTCACATCACGCTCAAGCTGTTTAATAAACACATCAGCCTGGGTATAGCACTGAGTTGTATCCCAAGTGCTGAATCTGATCTTGAATACGACCGCTAGAATACTGCGGATGTAGGGTCTACCCTGCTTTAACGTTTCCAAGTCCACTTCTTTGTTCGTAGGCACTTTGTGGCTCCTTCTTAACCGTAATAATTACGCTTTCTGCTGCTTTTACATCAGCCTCTAGCTTCTCCCAGCTAAGAGACTCCTTACCATCCCACCCGAGAGGGCCAAGAGTGTATAGGTTGAAGCCTGTAGTGTGGATGATGGGATATAGTAGGCCCATCTTGCGCAGACGATACCAACGGCTGATGATGTCGATCTCATCCTTGCCCCACTCCCCAGTTAAGATGTGTCCTGGTGTGTGCTTCATCATGCTGCGTCCCTCCATTCCTCCTGTGGTTTACGCCTTACAACTCGCTCCATCCCCCTGATGATAGGTACCAGACGCAGAGTAGCGTCCGCGTCACGGCACGCATAGTAAAGCGCCTCAGAGTGCGGGGCATGGGTGATACACTTCCCAGGCCAAGGCCCCTGCACAGCCTGTACTTCCTCTTGGTGCTCTGTCCAGTTCTTAGTCCACTGCTCAAATACTTCCTTGTCGGGATTCTTACTGTAGTTGGTCCAGAATGTCTTGAGCTTGGTCTTGAAGCCATGTGGCTTGTACAGCTTCCAGCCTCCCTTGTCAGTCCTCAATAACTGCTCATCTGGCTTACTCCAGTCTTCACACATGGCATTGCGGTAATAGTCCAGTACGATCGGACGGCTATAGGGAGTCACTAGATCATCAAAGTCCTGCATTTTCATGCCAAGCTCACGCCATGCCAGAGCCTTCAGCCCTTGGGGGAGATTACCCAGATGAAACACTTTAACCATAGTGTCAACAATCCGGCGATAATCGAACCTAAGCCCCATCTCTTCAACCACCTCCCCATCAAAGAGCCAGTTGTGGAAGTAGATGTCTCCTTTCCAGACGTCAAGCCACTCTTGATATCTATCCAGAGCCACACGATTCTCCACACGTATAAGACGCCCAGTACCAGGACGGACAGAGAAAGTAATGCAATGAGGAGCGCCGCCGCGACGAGTCTCGGTATCATCTGCCATAGGACCGAGAGAGTATCCTCCCAAATAATCATCGACATCTTGAGCACTTTCACACTCCTGGTAATCTGGGTTAGGGTACTGATCGGTGGGCAGAGTCAGGGTGCCCGCCATCATCTTGCGCAGCTTAGCCCAATCAGTACGGATCTGTAGCATTTTCTTGGGCTCGTGGATACCACCAGCTGGGTGCCACATAGGGTAGGCCATTCCAAATTGAGTCTGGTAGGGCTGACCATGATGCATATCAAGGTTTATGTCCTTGTCTAGAGCTAGACATGCAAATGCGCCCATGGGCACAAGTAGCTTAGGCTGATTGTGCTGTATCTCAGGGTACAAGTGATGCTCAGCGCAAGAAAATAGCAGATCCTTATGGGGCTGCTTGTCCATTTTGAGCTTGTGTTTAGGCGTGTCTGGGTAGCACTGGATAGCATTGACTACCCTCACGTTAGGCCTACGAATGCCAGCTAAGGGCATGTAATGGCCGTCCACTTCCTTACCTGTGGGTCCTATAAACACCTGACCCTTCTGTTCCTCCCTGGGACCAGGGGCCTCCCCGATCCATAAACCGTAATTATTACGCTCTGGGCCTGAGCCTTTGATGCATTTATACGTGCCGGGGCACATGGCGCAGCGGTCGCTCAAACTCTTACCTCCGAGACGTACACCTTAAGCTGTTTAGCCGTGGCCGTCTGTATCATGTGATAAGTGCCTGTACTCTTCCCATCCCACACTGCAACCAGAGCATGTGCATAAGCTGCCATCTCTGTGTTGCGTTTGACTCCAGCAGCAATCCCAAACTTTGTCCAATCAGCGGGGAACACCTTAAGGCCGTATCTGAACTCAACTGATAATCTCTCTCCCAGCCGGTCAACATTATCCACCCAGATCCCGTTGACATTGCTGCGGGCAGCGTGCCCTGATACGATCTCAGTCACCTGTAGAGCCCAGCCGGATAGTATGAATGCACGCACTACCAGCCGGTAGTCGGTAATCGTTCTGCTGCCCGCAATGATGCACTTCATTAGTCCAAACCACTTCCAGCCGGGGCTTCCCTGAATATCTTAGCGATGGCTTCAAACGCCTGTGCCACGGCCTCCCTGCGGTGCTGGCTCTTAGGTAGCCAGAAGGTGATAGCGCTCCTGTCATCATCTACAGGAGGGTGATGCAGCATGAGCGTAGAGTGTAGAACCAGCTGGGCTGCATGATACACCACTCCCGTGTTGCTGATCTTCTCCACGGGTATAACCTCATCTGTAAGTTCTTGGCTGTATACATTTACCTTCACTTGATCCCCCTTATCTCTCTTACAATCTTCTTTGCTGTTGCTGGGCCTATCCCCTCAATAGCCATCCAGTCAGACTCATCCGAGTTGGCCAGAGCATGGCCAGTCTTGAACATTGCCGCCGCCTGGGTGCCATACACTACCCCGATATCATCCAGCGCATCAGCCCACCTACGGGCCAGACTAGGCTTGCCGCTCAGCACTGGAATCGCGGGCTTGTGAATCTCAATCATGCTGGTGTGAGTCTTCTTTTGGAAGTACTGGTACATCTCACAGATGTTGTACGCAGTGTGGTACAGATCGTTGGATTGCGTAATTATTACACCCGCACGCTGCACGCTGATCATGTACCGGAACAGCTTGGAGTAGAGTATTCGTCTGGCACCGCCCATGCTAGTTTTGAGCGGACCCCAGGACTGACCGCTACGGTATCCCTGCATGAGGATGCCATCGTACCCATTGCCATTGCCTGGGCACCACATACCCTCAAGGCACATGAACGCATGGCCACGGCTGTATAGCTTAGTCATCCCTATGTACTGGTGGCCAGAGAAGCGAGAGTCATCGATACAGCTGAGCATGTCATTGAGGGTCTTACGCTCAATCCCCACCGTGACTGGACCCTTAGGACCCCTGCCCTCAAAGGACACATCCCCGTAAGGAAGCTCAGTAGACTCACAGGCAATCCCCAGCTTGCGTATGATCGGCTGGAGTAGCTCTTTGCCCTTACCATCACTGCCACTGCCCCGCCGATAGTCCACGTAGATCATGCAATCTCCTCAAGGTCCCAATGATCCATGTACCTGTTGACATGGCGAAATGACACTGACTCGCTCCTGCGATTGCGCGTACGAGTGTACTTTCTGTACACTTCAGGTCGGGTGAGCACGGGCACAGATCGGTCAATAAAATGCCCTTCACTCGTGGCGCTGTGGTGGTCTTTGGCCGCTATGTAAACCCGATCACCATTTGGCCTGACCACACACACAGTGGGTATGAATACCCCTGGATACTTATAGCCGGTTAGCATACGTCCACACCTCCACGTTATTGGGTAGAGGCTTCAGCAGTGGCAGCACTGCCGTATCACTCAGACGACCATTGCCAATGCCGGGGAAGTTAACAGCAAACTTGACAGAGGGCTTAGTGACTGCCCACAGAGTGAGACACCGCACACTATTCTCAATCAGGCCTAGATCGGCCTCATCACGAAAATGGTTCTTGACCTGGAAGATTGCTAGAACAGGCTTCTCCCATTTGAAAGAGGTCAGCACGCCATACGGCTGATTAGGATTGGTTGCAGACCAGCAGCTTACCAGACGGCCAAACTCAGCCTGAGCCTCCGGGTATTTCTGAGTCAGCTGGAATGCTGCACCTCTACCCATGACAAGCCCGCCATCATTGCGGATGAAAGCATTGGTAGTCACCAGCATAACGTCAGGCTTCGATTCAAACATGTCGCCTTGGCGTAGTATCATTATTTCCTCCTTAATGCGTGCCCAGGAAATCCAGTGCCGCGCCTAGACTCATACAGAGCCTTGTCCCTAGGCCCATAGATGTTGTATAGGTCATCAGCGAATAGGGGCTTGGGGTTGCCCATGCGTGACCAGTGCTTGTGCTCCTGTTTGATATCGGGACGCTGCCCAAACACTCCCAGCTTGGTAGCCACTTGCTGTAGCTCAGTGTCGGCGTAGAGGTGAAAGTACTCATCCCTGAATGGGCCGTGCCCGCTGTAGGACCGCTCAGCAAACTCCCTGCCTATCCAAGGGGAGGCAGCAGCCGTGTCAATGTAGCCGTCACCATAGCGATCCCCTGTGGGCTGCATAACACCAAGAGTGCCTTTGAAGTACTCTCTGCACTGATTAGCCACCAGATGAGAATCAAAGTGCTCATCAGGCCAGTAGTCATCCCCCCCACACACAAACCAATCAACGTGCATATCAATTGAGAGTACTGTTTTAATCAAGTGATTGTTGCTAACTGCCCAGCCAGCGTAGAAGTCCACAGGGTATTGGTATATGGGTAAGACCAGGGGCTCTCCCTGCCTGATAATCATCACGCGGCAGCCGAAGTCCAGCCACGCTTGCAGGCAAGACTCAGCTTCGCGTCTTGGTCGGGCTGATGGACATAGATACCAAACTGACATAAGATCCTCCTTAAACCGTAATAATTACGCTTTTACTCTCAGGTCTTCTGCTCTCATGATGGCCATCTCAGCCTGTGCCAAGTCGCGGGTGATTGGTAGGGGGAATACTTTAGCCTCCTTGCGCCACTGCTGTATGAGAGCAACTACGGCAGCCGCTTGTTCCATGGTCAGAACTACTGTCAGTTTTCGAGTGTCGTTCATAACTTAAACCCCCACCTCTCTAATGGAACCTCAGGGTACACGAGATCCACCAACCCACGAAAGTTACAGTTCTCTCCCCAAAGCTCAGCCCCTACCTTTTCCATATCATGCTTGCATTTGAGAATCTTAACTCCCCACTCCATGGGCACTTGAATTGTGCGGCTGCCCATTTTCTGAGTGCGTGCTGGTCTGAACATGTGACTGATTTGCATGTCCCACAGGTAGTCTTGATCCTTGAATCCCTGACGTTCCTTGCCGCCAGTCTTACGCCGCATGTCCTCACCATTCACAGGGTCTTTCTCTGGAGTGCCATCAGCCTTGTAGACAGTCTCATAAGAGTCCTTGACCTTGTTGGAGAAGAACACAATCTTGCCCGAGTCCCAAGCCTTGGCAATCTGAGCCCGCTTGTCAGCGTATGGTGCGGCATAGCGAGTCTGTGGGTAGATCTGGGTTGTCTTGCCGAAGTAGCCCAGGATGTGAATCTCCCAGAAATCAGAGTCACCGTCAAGAAACACACAGGTGGAGTCTTTACTCTCCAAGGCCTCATAGAAGCTGGCCCGTATAAGCTTGTAATACTCGCCATAGTCTGCTGTCTTGGCTTGCCCCTGCAATGGTGGCTGGATAACTTTGATGCCTATGTTGGGATTGCGGTGAGCCGGTGGATGAGGATTGTCGAACACTCCCTGAAAGTTGCGATCCACTGAGAGCATCTGGATGACTCCTGGGATTGACAGGGCGAACTCAGTCTTGCCACAGTCGGTCATGCCCTCTTGTCCCACCAGCAGAGGCTTAAGCCAGATAGGTTTCTGCACAGTGCCCAGATTGATCTTATGGCGTGTCATGAAAGGCGACACAAAGCCCTGTCTCTCAAATGATGCCGGTAAAGCCATTATTCAAATCTCCCATGGTTGATCCTGTGAGCCTCTTCAAGCTGAAGCATTGCCTCAAACTCTCTCTTGTAGTCCGCTAGCAGATTCCAGTTATTGTCTAGCTCATCCTGGGTGAACTCAATCTCCCAGACAATGCGCTGAGGGGTGATGGGGAACTTGTAGTTGCCGCAGAGGAACCAGCAGTGCATTACAGCAAAGCGGGTGCCCACTGCGATGCAGTAAGCTTTCATCTGGGCCAACCACATCCATTGGTTCTCCAGATTGCCTACTGTCTTGGTGCTCTTATAAGTGGCCTTGACTTCATGAACCCGTTTGGTCAGGCTCATGCTCTTTTTGAGATGCTCGTTGAGCGTAATTATTACGCTTTCGTCTTGGCCGTCGTGCGTCATGTAGACGCCATCGTACAGAAGCTCTTGCGGGTGATCCTCAACGCCGTACATGCTGAGGATCTCTGGTATGTAGTACTGCTCAATAGCCAGCCCTATACTGATACGTAGTATTGCTGTTGGATCGGTAATGGTGCGGACATCCACAAGGGATAATTCCTCAGCCCATTCGGCTTTAAGGATGCCCGCTTCAGTTGCAATGCACCTGATGATAGATGAGACATGCGTGCCGACAGAGCGCGGAGTCTTAGGCGCAGGCAGAAACAGCGGATAGTTATCGGTGCTGACGTTTACGATCATAAATCCTCGACTCGTCGTTAGCTGCTAATTCCCGCAAGAACTCTGACACTCTGGCCAGTTCAGCCTCAGTGAAAAGAACGCACAGGTCATCTGTGCTGTCCTTCATTCTCAGCCGCTCTAGCCTTTCAGCTGTTATAACCCTGAGGCCGTCTCTGTCCTTTTTGGGAACCCAGAGACGGCTAAGATTGTCCAGCCGGTAAGCCTCATTGAACAGCTTGGTACGATCCTCTTGAACCATGCTGCCTCCAAAGAAAAGGGGCACCTCCGAGATGCCCCGCAGTCTTTACGCGGCGGGCACGACCGCAGGACCCTGAACTGTGTAGTTCAGTTCTCCGAGGGCGATGAGGAGGTTATCCTCAATCTCAAAGATATTGGAGATCACCAGACCGGCCATGTCATTACCAGCCTGCTTCTCCAGGTACTTGAAGACGTTATTGCGAAGAATCGTGCGGGGCAATCCGTTGAGATTCTTGGTTAAAACGTCGTTGATTGCTGCGCTGGCCCAAGCTTTGATATCCTCGAAATCGGACGCAGGAGCAGCCGCAGCAACGGGCGCTGGAGGAGCCGGTGCCGCCACAGGCCTAGGAGCGGTGACGGGGCGAGGAGCAACGGCAGCTGGACGCGCAACAGCCACGGGACGCGGTGCAGCCGCCGCAGCTGGACGCGCAACTGGAGGCCGAGCAGCCACAGGGCGAGCCGCAACGGGGGCTGCAACAGGAGTAGCCGCAGGAAATCCGCCGCCACCTTCCCAGGGCTTGCCTCCCTCCAGGATCTCAGACACAACAGCCACCTTCATGGGCTTGCGGTTGGCGTCCTGTTCCACTTCCTGCATGTTGTTCTTCATGGACTTGCGCGATTCAGGCTCATCCTGATTCACCACGTAAATCCAAACGCCATCAATTGCGCTCACGTCATTGACGAAAACACCTTCAGGCATAGAGGATTGATACAGAGACTGGAGGTATAGACTCCAGTTAGTACCCTCGAACATTCCACCCTTGCCGCCCTTGCTGCCGCCGCCGGGAATCCGAACGATGCCCTTACCCGTCTCTGGATTCGGGGCAAAGGATTCAGCCGCCTTGGTGCCCATGGAGTAGAACTGTTGAATCTTGTTCTCTTCTGTGGGATTGGCCAAGGGGTAGAAGTCGATCATAACTCCTAGACGGGCAATGCCCTTGTTCTGTCCCGTCGTCTTGTCTGTGGCCTGATGCATGACCACGTTATGGATTGCGATGTACTGACCATCCGGAATGAATGTAGTCCCCGAATAGAAAGACAGTTCGCCGAAATTCAGTGCTCCGTTGTCTTGAGGCGTCATACGTTTACTTACTCTCCTGTTTGAGTTGTTTCCTTAACATGCTTACTTCTACTTCACAATCGGTAATGTGATTCTCGATTGCATCATTGGGAGGGCAATTGCGTTCAATCGTCTCCCTCAGAAGTTTGATGGCTCGTTCTACTTTTTCAAGCCTGAAAATTGTGAATTCGCTAGCCATAAAAGTGTAATAATTACGCTGCCCACTGCATTGGCGCGGGTAAAATGCTAATGGTGCGCATGAAAGCATTGAAGCTATCAGGGGCCAAGTGCTTAAAACGTGGATAGAACCAGTCCATATGCTCATCACATATGAAGTTCTCGCACCAGTCTGTTCTATCCCTCATGCCCCTGCCAATAGCCTGCACCAGAGCTTGCATGGCCTGATAGGGGCGGTACTCCTTATCCACAGCCTCACGAGCCTTCACGATCTTGCTTGGTGGCTCAAATGGGATCTTGCACAGGAACTGCCAGCGTGCCCGATCATGCTTGAAGTCAAAGCCCTCGAATACACTAGGGCTAACTAGGATAGAACCTGCACCGGCTTGAAAGAACTCATTAACTGATCTGTCAATGGGCTCACCTTTCTTATTCAGGATCATAGACGGCGCGAATCTAGATCTCTCTTTGATCTCTCCCTGCCGATCATACGACGTGCTATGGATGACGCCCTTTCTATCCCGCCGTCTACAAGCCACTCGGTCAAGTACAGCCCAAAGTAAACCAAGGTCATTAGCTTTCGAGTCCACTCGCATGGTAGGCAGATAATAAATAGGAGAACGGCGAGGATCAAAATCACTGGGCAACTCCTTGAAGGTGTAGGCCTCTTTTGGGATGTGGCACATCTGAACGGTCTTGTGCCGGATAGTAGCAGACACCCAAGTAACATCAGGAACCTGAAGTAGTAGAGTAGCTTCAGTGTACCGACCAGGACGGATAGGATCGAACTTGTATCCAAGCTCAGTCTGATCAACAATCCAGTCCACAGGCTTAGCCAGACAGAGGATACCCAGACGGCGGCACAAGTTACGCATATGGGTGTAGTGCCTGACCCATGCGGGCTTAGGGTCACGGGCATTCTCCAGCTTGTTGTAAGCTGCCTTAAGCTCAGAGTCTGCATACTGCTTGGCATTACCAGCCCAGGCACGCCATACGTTCATGTCATCCGAGTCATAGCCACGGGGGAAGGGAATACCCAGAGTATCCTCAATCTCCTTGTGATTGAGAACCACTTGCATAGCATCAGCTACAGCTTGAGGAGCGTGATGAGCCTCATCAAAGATCACCCTCTTGACGTGCGAGAGGCCCATACCGAAGCGTTTGTTTGCAGTCCACTTGCTGTAGTTGGTGACGATGAGACTGGAGGTTGAGGCCCTCATCTCAGCCTTACTCGAAGGGCAGGCAACCGTACCCTTGTAGCCACACTTAGCGGCATACCCGTCTTCACAGGTATAGCCCGCTTTCATCTCACAAGTGTAATTATTACGGCCACGCAGATCTACCATCCCTATGGATGAGAAGTCAGTCATGTACTGATCCTGTAGACCACGGGTAGCCGTAACAATGGCCGTAGGCTCACCACTTTCCAGGGCATCAGCTACAACAAGGGCAGACTTACCAGAGCCGGTAGGAGCACACAAGACCTTACTCCTGGTCTTTGTGGTTCTGAGGAATTCAAAGCCCGTCTCCTGATTGGGACGCCAGCTATCAAACTTCTCAGGTAGCCCGATATCTTGAGGTGTACGTATCTTCTCCACGCAATACTATGGTATCTAACCTTTGCCTAGTTGTCAAGAGGTGTGGGAAAATACTTTGAGATTTGTTTATGCGCGCTTAAGCACGGGCCTAAACGCTGGCAGACGTGGGGCAGGTACTCCACCACGTTTGAAGGTGTCGATGTCAGAGCTATCCTCTTTGGCGATGCGCTGATTGTGCATCTGTAGTACATCTGTATTGCTCTTGGCAATCTCTTCAGCACGGTCCTGTAGACCTTGCACAAAGTCGTCCAATGTCATGCCTAGGATGGCCGAGATCTTCATGCAGTGCTTGAGAGAAGGCGTACGCTGTGCCCTGAAGATACGTGACAGATAGGACACGTCCAGATGTTGTGCACGCGCAATAGCCGACAGATTAATGAACTGTCCCCTGAATCGAATTGTTTGAGCATTAGGCGACTTCTCAACTACGCCGCTCTTACCAGCTTTTGCCATGTAGACATAGTAACACAGAAAACTGTAATCATTACACTTTCAGGTATGCAGTACTTTGGTACTATGTAGCACATGAACACTATTGCGCCAAATGGATCGGCACTCTTTCGGATCGCTGGCAAGGATGACTCTGACACTTACAGGGGCATCACTGGCACGATCAGCACGAGTGATACCGTTCACTCATACATTGCAAAGGTGGTAGGAACTGATGACCGTTACTGCCTCAAATCCCGTCCCGATAGCATCGCTGCCGGGGCTACTGTCTCGGTGGATGTCACTGTGAACGCCTTGGATGCTCAAGGTGGGGTGCTTCCGCCATTCGTGATTAACTTCCAACTACAGGGACCGCCGCCACCTCCCAATGCCACACACGTGGTAATGTACGAGGGTCCTTTCGGCGTGGACGGTGGGTACTCCGCTCCAGCTGACCCTGGAAGTGGTACAATTAGCTTGTAGTCCTCGCGTCACTGGCCGCATCCCTTCCTCCGTGGGGTGCGGCTTTTTAGTGTCCCGAGTTACCGAAAGCGCCTTCTCCAGGATTACCAGGGGCAGAAGCGCACCGGCTACTCTGTCCAATTGGAGGTAAGCTAGATCTCCCAGGGAGGCCACAGGCCATTAGGAAAGTGGTAACGGTTTGGCCATCCGTGCCTCCCCCATAACCCAATACAAGAAACTGCTTGGCATCTAACACACACCCATCTAATCCAATAAAGTCACTGACCACGGCACAATCCCACAGCTTGCCCACCACAAATGCATGATCAGTTTCCTCTCCCAAGTTGCCAAATTGCACGTAGGCGCAGCCGTAGATAGGTACGCTGTAAATAGTTTGGAGAGGTAAAGTGGGCGACCTGTAAGCCAGCACTCGCGGCATTGGATTGAAGCCGTCAGTTTGAAACAGCCCATCTCCCAGAGTCCAAGATGAGGGTGCCATGTTGGGATTGTTCCAGCATGGCGCATCCCCAATATTGTTAGGCCCTACTATGAACACTGCATATGTGGGTACAAACACCTCCGAGTCAGGCACATCTACCCCAGCCACAGGGAAATATGGGGCCATGCAGAATAGGGATATAGCTCTAAACTGATGCGTGGTGGCATCACGAGGTGCATCTACCACGCTAAAGCCATGCGGGTTGGCAATAACAATGTACTCACTGACCGCTCCAACTCCTAGAGCGCCCATGAATCCCTTAGTGCCCTGGTCATCATTGAGTAGCTGATAGACTACGTGGTCCCCATTAAGCGAGAAATCAAACTTGAGAATGCCTGCTAGGTAATTATCCCCAGCACCCTCACGGTCGGCAGATGTCATAGAGCAGTCATACACAGCCGTGAAGTCCGCAGAGGATGATCGCATCGTGTACCCGCCGCCACTGGACACGGCTGAGCCGGATAGAAAGCCAGCAGATGTTACAAGGATCTCATTGAACTCAGGCCCATCAGGAACGGCCACCAGATCAAGTGTAAAGTTTACGCTTGTGTTCTGTGTGACGGTGGCGAACCAGCCTGATACGTCATTGATAGCCGCCACAAGATTGTCCAGTGTGCCTCCATACGTGGTGTCCATAGCCACGAATACACAAGCCAGACTGGTTCCAGGCACCTGCTTATATGGATCGAACAGAGTGTACTGAACTGCGCCTATGGTTATGAACCCAGGAGGAGCACTGCACCCGATAACTGTCTTGGGCAGCACCTCGATCCCATCTGTTACAGGTGTGCCAAGAGGGAAGGTGACAGATACAGAAGCGTGCAAGCCCGCTGTCTTAGTCCAGCCAACAGACTGTAGCAGTGTCTTCCACTCGTTAATGAACTTGATCTGATTGGGTCCGCCGATTCTCTTATTGCGGACGTTACCGCTGAACTTGATATCTAGGCTGTCGATAAGCATTAGTAGGCCACGTTCCCCGATCCTAACCCAGTAACCTCATAGATCAGCATCAGACTTGAATAGAATTGCGCGTGCCACGTAGTAGCCCGCACGTTGAAGAAGTTACCGGCGTACTCATCTGTGTAGGAGGTGAGTGAGTCTAGCGTACCAGCCGCAGTGAGTAGGAAGGCGTCCCACAGCTGCCCACGTATCTTCCACTCCCAACTAACAAAGGCGTCAATGACCAACGGGTTATTGGTGTTATAGATCCGAGTAGGCCAAGGTATCTGATTGTGGCTGATGGTGTTGGTAGCTGTCAGTGGCAGCACCCGGAGCAAGCCATCAAGAGGCCGTATGTTGTTGTTGTCTGCTGCAACCACCACAGCATCATTGAGACAGTAGGACATGCACGCATAGCAATCACTCTGCTCTCTGAAGCTGAAGGGGAACTGAGAGCCTCCACAGGACCACCAGATATTGCCAATCGTTGGGGGTGTAAGCCCTTCAGAGCACACGCCACCAACGATTGGGACATACGGGATACCGCCGCCTACAGAACTCCACGCCCCGTTAGCCTCCCCAGGCACAGAGAGGAAGCCTTGGCACCGGCCAAACAATCCCTGGAACGTTGGGAAGGTGTTATTAGTCTTGACTTGGTGTGGGAAGCCTAGTGCATCCTCAGCCTGATTCATGAACTGCCAGACGACACTACGGAAATTATACAGGTCAGATGTGGGATTGTCTATCTTATAGCTGAGATCATCTTGGATTAGTACACGGGCCTTATACAGTGCAGGCTGAAGGGAGGTGATCTCATAGACCTTACCACCTCCTGTCACATCTCTGACCACCTGCCACCCAACAAGGGGTAGCCTGATGGCCAGATCCTCAATCATGTCAGCGGGCGAGGTTCCGCGTATTGCATCGAATATGATCCGCTTGCCGGAATAAGCCACGGGCATACCGTAATAATTACACTTTTACGGATTCATTACAACAGTAAAACAGCGATCTTGCGCACCCGTGGCGGTCATGCGGAAAGCGATAACTGCTCCGTTAAGATCACTACCAGCCAAGTCAATCTTGTACCAGCCGTTAGTCATCTCTGTAGCTGCATTGGCACACGATGAGAAAGCTGCACCATCTATGCTGCGGAATCCTGTAACTGTCAATCCTGTGCGGGGTACACCAGCAGCATCCAACATGAGGAAGGGGAACCCACTGATGCCAGCATTGGTGACAGTATTACTCTGCACCTTAACTCTGCCACTTGATAAGCTTACCTGACCTGTGCCTGTGCCTGGACTAAGCAATACACTAGCGCCAAGATCTCTACCTGTTTGAGACGTACCTGCTACCTTGGTGACATTAACATTAGCAACACCGCTAGTGATATCCAGCTGTCCCGCGCCAGTGCCAGACGACAACAGGACACTAGCTGATACGTCGCGTGCAGTCTGAGCAGTAGCCGCTCCGGTAGGCCCAATCTTGACCGTGGTCGAATCTACCAGACCAGCAGCATCTACCACAACCGTCCTACCCGCAGTAGCGGGCTTGAGAGCTGAGTTACGCCTGATAGTGAAAGTGGCCACTACCGCACCAGTCACGCTCACCCCATCGATAGTCCCAGTCGTGATGACCACACTGAAGAACGATCCAGCAGAATAGAAGCTGCCGTCAGAGCTAAGGTCAATAGTGAAGTGGTTCAGCCCAGTCACCGAGTCAAAGTCAGCTGTGATACTCACGCCAGAGGTGCTCTGTGTGGTGCTGTTGTCTTTGTACACAGACAGCGCGGGAGAACCGGCCAGCGTGAATGTGCCACCAGTTGACGGCTTGTATGAGGCAAACTTGCCATAGATCGTGATACCTGCATCAAAGTCGCCAAGTGTGTTCATGCTACAAATCCTCTAATTGGATTGACCCCTATAAGACCACTGCCGAGAGCGCCACCGGGAGGAGCCGTACCCGTGGCAATGCGGAAAGCTACTTCAAATAAGAATGGGTTGAGGCTGGCACTGCCAGATACACCAGCTATGCGGTAGTACTGATAGGCTGTGGTGTTCCCATTAGGGCCATCAAAGAACGAGTACCCATAGGCTGAGTCGAACCCGCCACCTATAGCCCCACTGCTGCCTATGTTAGTGAAGGATGAGCCGTCATTGCTGCCTTGCAGCTGCCACACAGCATACGAGTCAAGCGTGTCCTGGAACCATCGGATCTGATCGATTACATACGCCTGGGAGAATAGGAACTGAATCCACTTGCCAGAGACGGCTAAGTGTGCACTTTCAAACTCTAGTGCTCCTGTGCCGCTGCCGTCAACTCTGTTGAGATTGTCAACAAAGAGAGACATGATGGGGCTAGCTACACCCGAGCGGCCATAGATCAGATTGCCTGATCCTGATGTCAGGCTCTGAGTAACTGTGATAATAGCCGTGCGATCTCCCGCACCTTCAGGGTTACCGTAATCAGGCACAGAGGCAGAGATGGCGTTTATCTGGAACTGTATTCCGCGCAGAAACGGGCTACTCGATGCGCTGCCACTGACACCCGCCATGCGATAGAACCGATAAGGCGTAGTGTTGCCATTGAGAGTTGTCTGAGTCTGAAGCGTAGAGCCGCCCAATGTGAACGAGCTTCCAATGTCTGTGTAGCTTGAATCGTCATTGCTGCCCTGCCACTTCCAGGTACCATGACTAGTGCTGTTGTCCTGACTCCATTTGGCCTCATCCACTATTCGAGGAGAGCCGAAATCAAAGGTAAGAGAGGTGCCAGAGTTGGCCTGACCATTCCACCAAGTGGTACCAGAGGTGTCCTGCTCAACAATGAAACGCAAGGCTCCACCAAAGGTGATACCAGCTGCCTTCACTAGCACCAGATAGCGCCTGAATCCCTGCCCGCCCGAATTGGTGTAAGCCTGTGCCATAAAGCGTAATAATTACATTCCTATGATGTTGCCAAAGTTGATAACATTCCAACCCTGACCAGTGGCACCGCCGCCACTTGAGCCAGTCCCAATGTATATGTTGACACGGTTATTGTCTGGATCGTCTATGACAGTTATAACCATTCCACCCTGCCCAATGAAGTTAAGGGTGTGCCGAGTAGAGATAGAGATACCATCAGACTGAACCTCAATCTTAGTGGGCTGCCAACTAACACCAGCATCAGCCCCGCTGTCCGCTGTCAGTACATCGTCATCATCCCCCACAGGGAGACGAGTAACATCACCGTCATACACCACCAGATCACCGACAGTAGTCAGTGGCGTGAGATCAGGTAGATCCTCCCAGTCAGCGTCAAAGTCAGCATCAGACAGCTTAGTCAGGACTTGGCCAGTAGTGCCGCCAGTTGGGAAGCCTGCACCATCGTCGCCTTTAAGTGCGAGTAGATCCCAGAAGTCTGTACCTTCTACCAGAGGCTCATTTGCAATGTTGTCATCCTGCAAGCTGATGTAGCTAGAGCCTAAGTGCTGTACAGCATCCCCCAGGTCGTAGGTAGACCCGCCATTCCATGGACCCTTCCACTGTCCGGTAACCGTCACCTGATTGACGATGCCCCATAGCACAGTGATAGTCGCTACGCCATTGGCGTCGAATTGCCCATCGGAGTTGGTGATATCCCAAGTGATTGCTTGGCCTTTGACAAGCTTCTTAGTCTTGATAGAGACTGATACCTCTGTCTCAATGGCTGTGCCCTCTGGAATAGTGATAGTCTCCAGCAGCACACCACCGACATTAACGTCTACAGTGAGATCCTCTGTGATAGTCCGACGCAGTACACCCAGGATTCTCAGTCCTGGGCCAGTCTCCTGCACTGTCAGCACAGGACCCTTGTTAGTGCCCTCTGCCAGATTGTGCATGTCGAATACTCGCCAGAATGCCTGAGGCCCCGGTGCCCCTCCACCACCACCCCCAGTGTCATCACCAGGGCGTAAGCGGGCAAGAGTAGCCCTCCAATCCCAATCAATGAGAGGAGAGCCCAGCGCGGTCACTTCCCAAAACACCCAGGCCCCGTCTGTGGCGACCGTAATTGAGTCAATCACAAAACGTGAGTTGACTCCCCAGCGAGCCTTGTTGACCAGAATGTTCTGACCAATGCGCAACCCATTCTTGAATGTCTTGATGCTCAGCTTCTTGGGGATGACGCCGAACTGCTGGCCAATGGCCCGAGCGTATGTCTCACCATCCACCAGAGAGTTAGGGCCGTCCTGTTGCTGGACGCTCTCATGGTAGCCAGTGCCACCCTGCCTAGCTGACGCGAAATCAATAGCATCCTCATTGTAGTAAGTGGCAAAGCCAGCCTCAAACATTGAAGCAGTGATGACAATCACAGCCCCTAAGATAGGAGCCGTGCCCGATGCATCCTGACTAATACCAGTGGAGTTGAGATTCCAGTAGTAATCCTTGCCGGTGTTGACTCCACCTACACCCACAGTCTTGGGGTCACCATCCACTGTGATAGTGGGCTCTCCTGCCGCTGGACTTGGCAGACTCCAGTTCTTAGTACTACCATCTCCCGTGAATGAGATAGCTTGAGGCGTTGACGCCTGATTGCCCTCACGCACGATCACGCGATTAACAAAGGTGTCGCCATCCTCATCGATCTCGGTACCCACTGTGTAATCTTCAGGGTCCGCGTCATCTGTGATGTCGAAAGGTGCGGCTGGTCCCACAGTGTCATCAGATATGACAATCTTCTTGTCAGGCGAGATATACCAGTGCATCCACTGTGGCGGATCACCCTGAGTAGCGGAGGTTATGATGTTGTCAAATGCATTGCCGCATGGTGCATAGCTCACCTTGAAAGATGGGATAGCTACACCTTCAGCCTCTGGCACAAAGTCAAAGCCCTCACTGCTCAGAGCATTGACAACCAGATACTTCATGATTGCCGAGGGTAGAGTGTTGTCGAACTGACCAAATACAGGGTTGGCAATGGGAGAGTCAGGGTCAGTAGGCTCTCCAGTGGTGCGACCGTAGGCCAAGACTTCCCAGCCTACAGCGTCCACCTGCCATTTCATGTAGTCTTCATTGCCCTCCACCTCGATGGCTTTGACGCGCATGATCAAGCCGCCAAAGTACTTATCACCATCCACGATGCCCAAGATAGGTTGAAGGGTCAGAGGAGGAGTCAGCGTATCCATGAATGTGAATGACGCTGTGTCGTGTGTAGTCAACGAGTTGTTGATATGGAACGTGTTTACCTGAGGTGATCCACGCTTACGAAACACGGTGCAATTGGACAGGGCATCCGGTGTCTGAGTAGCCGGGTCCTCAACCTCACACACATCATCACTGGTGACTGAGACAATTACCGTACGCAGCATCCCATTGTCAGTGGTGCTCACGTCAATAGGATCAGATGCCCCGATGATCCAGATAGGCGCACCTATATCAGCGTCAGTGAAGTGCGCTCTACCTGAGATGTCCGTAACTGTGGTGCCAGAGATAGTCATCTGGCCCGTAAATACTTGGCCTACGCGGATTTCAGCGAGATCGACAGGCGTTTTGACTAGGCTCATAAGCGCTCATAAAGCGTAATAATTACAGTTTAGCGCGGCCAAGTCCCGGGTCTGAAGGCCCCTGCACGCTTAGCCTTGTCCACACCCCTTTGGAATACAGCATCTACCTGCTTGTCTGACACCTCAGCTTCAAAGTGAGAACCGCTAAGGTCAATAGTCACGCTGTTGTCACTGCCTACCATCTCGCCTGAAGCAGTGTATATGTCATCAGTAACCCCTCCGCCCCCAGCCATAGCCATCTGAGGTTTCATAGTCACACCAGGGACGCCACCACCCCCAATGAGAGCGTCAAGCTTCTCACAGATCTGCTGGTAGTAGCTGGTGGCAACTCCCCAGTTCCAGGCCATGAAGTCAGTCAGGGTATTGCGGATTACATGGCTGTCATTCAGGAGAGAGTCTCCCTGTTCCACCAGTCCAATCTTCAGGTAGCGAGTGTAGTTCTCAATCAAGTCTAAGCTCTTGTTCATGCCCGCCATTTGGAAGTTGCCAATCACAGAAGAGACAGCAGTGATAGCCCCTGTGACCATGCCGACGATAGCCCCTACACCTTGACTAGCCGCAGCACCAGCAACGCCGCTTGCTATACCTCCCGCCGCGCTAGCACCTGAAGCAATAGCGTCTTCAGCAGCCGCGCCAGTTGTAGCCGCAGTGTCAGCAGTTACCGCAGCAGTCAACCCCAGCATGACCCCTGTTTGTGTGGTGATCAGAGCATTCTGGGCCACGGCCAGAAGATTAGACTGTATATCAATGGCATTAGTGATGAGACGGCTGGACACCTGAGTAGCCGTAGTGCCTATCATGGCCGCAGTGTTCGCGTTAGTGCTGAGCACATCTACCGTGGTCACGATAGCATTAGCCGTAGTAGCTGCCGCATTAGCCACTGTAGCCGCCGCGTTAACATCTGTGCTGGCTGCATTCACATCAGTCGAAGTAGCATCAGCGATAGTGGCAGTAGTGTTAGTGCCCAGAGCGGCCACCTGTGCGGCAGTAGCTTCAGGTGGCCCCATGGCCTCACCCATGCTAATCTTGCCGCCGCCCAAACCAAGAGCACCAAACACTTTGCCAATGCTGCTGGACACACCAGGGAGAGCAAGGATGTTGTCCTTGAGAGTCTTGAGCACCCCATTGACCAGGGTTTTCATGATCTCATGCTCAAAATCCTTAATGATGACTTTCCAGAATGCCCAGAATTTACCACCGGCTAGGATGGCAGTAGATACACCCTCCCCGAAATCAGCCCAGAGCTTGCCAACATCTTTCTGAGTCTCTTTGAACATGATGCCAAGCTCATGCTGCCTATCGCGCAGAGCATCCGTCTTGACAATCTGCATCTGAAGGTCAATCATCTGCTGGCTATTGGACTTGCCGCGCAGAGTGTCAAACTCCATCTGAGCAGCCATCAGCCGCTCATTGCGCTGGGCCACAGAGACAATGCCGTCGCCGTATTCCTGTTCAAACTTGATCTTGTTCTGAAGCTGCCGTATCTCATCCTCACCGGCCTTGAGGATCTGAATCTGAACCTTAAGCTGACGTGCTGCCCTTCGGTCAGCCAACTCAATTAGCTCATTCTCAAGTGCAACCTTCTTAGACGCGTACTGGAGATCACGAGAGCCCCTCTCATTTACAAGAGCAAGCTCACGCTCAGCCGCAGCCCTTTGAATATCCTCAACTCTCTGGTCAAGAGCGGACTCAATCTGTATGCGTTGATTGGCGCTAATCTGGCCTGTGCTCTCCTCATACGCTGCCTGTTGACGAACTAGTTCAAGCTGCTGAGTCTGGTGCCTAGCCAGACCCGCTGTGCGCTCCTGTAGGGCTTTGTTAGCGTCATTGGTTAGAGCAGTCTGACGTTTTACATCATCAGCATCGAAGGCTTTATCATCCTTCTCCATGATGTCAAGAATGTACTTGTGATAGTGGGCAATGGCGTCTTCCTTCTTACGAGCCCGTATCTCGGCATCATCTGTAACCTTCTGGTCATTGGCAGCTTTTCGAGAAGCCGCCGCAGAAGCCTGAGCCTCAACAGTGGCTTCATACACCCCAGACTTCTTAGTCGTCTCAAGTGACAGCTTCTTAAGTTCATATTTCTCTTGTATCTGTAACAGCTTCTCATTCTGATCTAGCAGCTGCCTCTCAGCTTCAGAGTCATTGATATTGCGTAGAGCTTGCTGGTGCTTGATTGAGTCAATCTCCAACGCAACCATAGCTTCCTCTGCCTTCTGAGCAGAGGTAAGCCGAATGTTCTGTATGCGATTGCGCTCCTGTGCGGCACGCT